TTGAGTTTCTTTGACTTTGATGCGTTTGATAGTCATTCTAATACATCAATAAGTTTGTTAAACATCCAAGAGATTATGAGTGCCTGTCCCCAAGTAAGAGGAAAGAAAGACACAAGTGCCCAACCCATCAATCCCACAACAATATAAAATCCAATTGTTGCTCCAATCTCGTGTTTAGTCATTTTATGTTCCCCGTGAGAAATACTTTGAGTGTCTTCCCATCATTATGAAAACTTACCTGAACTTTAGAACACTCATCCCATTCATCCCAAAAAAGGTCTCCATCATCATTTGAAATTACTTCAACACGATTTACATTTGGATACTTTTGAATGTTTTCAGTCATTTGAGGTTCCTCATAATGAATTCTTTGTATTCTCTTTGCCCCAACTTATAAGCATTCATAGAATAGTCGGTGTCTGGATATCCAATAGTATTAGGCAACCATTCTTTGAGTGCTTCAATCATAAACTCTATATTTCTTGGGTCAATTTTTCCACCACCTTCTTTGAGGACATAAAAGAAAAATGAGTTCTTGTTTGCTTGGTTCATTTCAATATTCTCCGTTGAGTTTTCTGATTCCACACTCAAGTTCATAAATGCGTTCAGTCATTTCAGTTTCCTCAAAATTTCTCTTCAATTTCTTGTTTTGTTGCTACTTCCACAGTAGGATAATTTACATCCTCATAACCATACAATTCAAAATTTCTAATCAGGTCTGTAACAAGATTATCGCACAGATAATCAGCAAAAATTTCTGGGTCAAGTTTCCCTTTATTTGTAAGCATATCGTGATCCTTATGCTTTTCAGGGTCAAACCTAATATAAAAAGTTACTTTATAACCTTTTAGGTTTTCCAAAGCATCCTTTACCTTCTGTTGTTCCTTATGCTTTTGAATTTGAAGTTCAAGTTCGTTGAGTTGTTCTTCGGTCAGTTGTGTAAGGTCAATCATTTCAGTTCTTAAAGAGTTTGTAGATGGCATCAGCAATAGCAAGTGCTTCTTCCTTATTCATACAAATATGTTGGATTCGTTTATCTCCTTTTTCTTTATTAAACTCCCAATAAGAAACAGTAAAACCCTCACATCCAACATCAAGATGAATGTCTTCGGCAGTGTACCAATAGTCAGAATGTTCTTGAATACGAACTTGATTGGTGATTTCAATAGTCATTGGGAAACCTCGTTTGGTATGAAAGTATTATAAGGCAAAAGGAGCACCTGTGGGATGCTCTTGTGCCAGTTCTTCAAGTGTCCTTACACCGATGTAATGGAATACGAAGAAACTGAAAAAACCTTCCAATATATCCTATCTGTGCTCCACATTTAGGGCAACAATACGATGGGTAAGTCATCCACCCAAATCTCCACTTACAACAATAGGTTCTACATCACCACAGACAACTTCTGCGTTCATATTCTCCATAATAATAGACACCTTATCCATAACTCTTTCTCTGGTTTCTTGTGTCCAAATACTATTTCCAACGACACTCAAACTTTTATAAAGAGTATTATGGATTACCATAAGGTCTGCTGCCGATAGTTTAGTCATTTCTCATCTCCAAAGCATTCAAGCAAAGCACGGGCAAGTCCTCTTACGATTTCTTCATCATACCACCAATCTTCACCATCACACAAATAACCTTGAATAAAACTATCAAGTTCTTCGTCTGTTGGTTTAGTCATTTTTCTCATCCACCCATCTAATAGAAAGACAATTTTTCATAAAGAACCGAACAATCGCAGTCGGTTTCTTATTCATATAATACTTCAAATACCCATTACCGAATGTATAATAACCGACTTCTTTACCACCTGATTTGATTACAAGACTGGAAGTAATATTACTACCAGTCGCAATAAGGTTAGAATATGTAAGTTTAGATGGAAATTGTCCGTGTTCCTTCGCATACTCAAAGTTCTCAATAATTCTATTGAACTTTGTATCATACAAAGTTTCAGCAATATACTTTGACTTATAAAAACTATTCTTTGTTCTCTCAATCAAATCATCAATCTTCTCATCAAGTTCTTGTGAGATTTCTTCCAGAGTTTTAGGTTTCTCTGGAATATCAAGATAAGGTTTAATTACATCAAAATACTCATAATCTTCGGTGTAATAAAAGGCACCAAGAAACAAATAAGGAGTAATATATTGTGGTGCTTTTTTGAGTTTCTTTGGATTAAGTTTGTATCCTATTTTTTCAGTCATTTTTTTCTCTTTCAATAATGTCGTGAAAGTGTGCTATTTTTTTTAGTTCTTCAACTTCTTGTTTGAGTTCCCAAATATAATCCTTTAAGTTCCACTCAACATCACCAATCAGTTGAAATAGTTCTTCAAGTGTGAGTTCTTTATCGTAAGTCTCACTCCACTTTTTTGGTTCAGGTCTTTCAGTCATTTTTCTTTACCATTCACATTCAACATAAATGCTCCACCCCAAATTATTGGTCAGATTATCTTTCAGGTATTCTAGCATATAATCCTGCAAATCATAAGCAGTTGGTGATGCTTCTTCAATCAGCACACCATACTCTAAATCTTCTTCGTGAATACTATACTTCACCCATACATCAACCACTCGCAAGTCAGCATAATTTACACCATTAAATTTTTTTGTGGAGTTCTTATGAAGTTCAAGTGCTTTATTCGCAACATCTTGAATGAGTGTTAGGTTTTCTTTGAGTTTGGAGTTCATTTGTGAGGACCCTCAATCAATCCTGGTGGAATTACATACCAGATAATGTTGTTTGTTTTGCGAATATCTGTTAGAGCATACATAAACTCATCAATAGTATTGAAAGATAATACTTCAAAGTCCTCTTCTTGATGAAGAGAAATCTTTTTATTTTGAATATCTACCACATATTTTATTGGAGTTTTAAGGAGTTCAGTCATTTGTAGCAATAATCCCAAATCCGTTGTTCCACCAATTCTAACACATCGGGGGGCACATAGGAAGTGTCTGTGGTTCTTGGAAGTTTTGCGACTTCCTCACAGATAAGTTCCAGTTCCATTAGAGTGTAGTCAGTCATTTTAGTGTTTTCCTCACCAAATCAAGAGCATCATCAAACCCCATAGAATAACCATCAGTATATCCCCTCTTTTCTTTTTGATTGAGATTTAGAGGGGTCCATTCTTTTTCAATCTTAAAAATTAAAGCAGAAACTGGTGGGTCATAATCATCATCGTTCCACTCAACACAAATATCATAAAGAGTTCTGACTTTTGGTTTGATATCAGGTTTTACAGTTTTCCTATATTCCACACCATTGATAATTACAACATCATCATCAATTGGGTGCCCAGATCCAGTTGTAATATAAGTTGTATTTTCTTTTGATTGTTTTTCAGTCATTTGTGATTTTAGATTAAGGCAACAATCTGGGTTTAGACATTGTTTATGAGGTGTTGCCGAAGTTGAAGGTTTTACATCATCAGGAGCATAACACCAACCACAATCATTGTATTTACATTTCATTTTCAATCCTCTACATAATGAAAAATCCTCTCCTTATATTTTCTCAACATTCTAACAACTTGCCTTGCTTCTCCGAGAGTATCAAATCTCCTTTTTACCTCAAATACTAATGGTTTCATACTATAAACCACAAAATAAACTTTGAGTTCTTCTACGTCGTACAGTTCTTCAATTTTGTAGTCTGGTTCAGTCATTTCTTTCTATCCATAAAGTATTCAAGTAGTCCCAAAAACATAGAACCTCCCATATAAACAATCAAAACAATCATAAGAAACTCAGGCATCCTTCAAATCCTTATCTTCAATAAGAATCACAGTCTCAAAAGGCAACTCACATCCCAATACACAATAAGAACCAAACTTATTCATCAAGTCCCACATTATAAACTCACAGTATCCATTTTCATCTTCTTTAGGTGGTTCATAAGGAAACTTATCTAATTTACCGTGAGAGTTCCAAAAATCTTCCCACTGTTTCTTATGAAGTTCTTTGCCAAACTTCGTGAGACGAATCTTGACAGTTTCGTTAATGTTGAATTTTTTGTGCCCCATCATTAATTGTCTTATATTTGCTCTTATTATACACCAAATAAAGAGTTGAGTAAAGTAGGTATGTGCCAGTTTGAAAAGTGTCTTTATGCTTTTTTTATTTTTCCACGACCAGAAATCCAATTTGGTCCAGGACATTCAAAACAAAATTTAGTATTTCCACAACCATCATTCCACCATTTTTTATCTTTGTTTTTACCTTTTTTTGCTTCACTCTGTTTTCTTTTAGTTTCTTCTGAATGCTTTTTACCTTTGTTTTTTTCAGATATTTTTTTCACAATTTCCTGAGAACGACTTTTACCCTTCTTTGCTTCACTCATTTTTCTTCTAGTTTCTTCTGTTATGTTTCTCCTTGCTTCACTTAGTTTTCTTCTAGTTTCTTCTGTTATATTTTTCTTTGCTTCTCTCATTTTTTCTCTAGTTTCTTCCGAAACTATTCTATTTTTATTACTTTGACTTATTTTTAGTTTTGCTTCATTTGTATGTTTTTTACCTTTACATAATTTACTTATTTTTAGTTTATGTTCTTCTGAAAGAGGTTTTCTGGGTCCTTTATTTTTCCCTTTACAACCTTCAGATATTTTTTTGATATGTTCCTCAGAAAAAGTTCTTCCTATATTAATTTCTCTCAATTTTCTTTTAGTTTCATCACTATGAATAAGACCTGAAGGACCTTCTCCACCATTAGTTTTATTACGAAGAATACCAGTTCCATTATCCTTTCTACCAAACACGGCAATCATATAGATTTCGTGTCTAAATGCTTCCTCTTCTGTTAGATTTTGTTTGAGGAAGATTATTCTTGATTTATCTTTTGGAACTCTACAAGGTTTTCCACTACCTTGATATGCTCTTATTTTTTGACCTTTACCTATGTAATAAGGAGTTCTGTCCTTACGCAAATATGCATAGGTATAAAACCTGTTAGGATTTACCATTTCTATTCTACAAAAACCGCATTAGTATTTATAATAGAAAAGGTGCCCTAAAGAGCACCTAATCTGTCTGTAGAGAATTGCGGTTCTTATAGACATTCTTATTTATTCACCTTTTGTTCATCAGTATAAGCAGAAGGATACAGGTTGTCTCCCGCAATTAGTAAATAAGGTTTTTTCATTTCACATCCACCCAATCATCATAATAATATCCATAAGAACCTCCACCACTATGATTTTTACATAGAATATTACTACAAGAAAACCAATAGTCAAAGTTTTTACTTTCTGGTCGCACTTCCAAAAGAGATTGATTACACAGGTATTCTAACACAGGATTTTCACAATCGGTGCATTTACCAACAACACCCAAACAATCTGGTGGTTCAGTCATAATCAATCAGTAGTTTTAGAAGAACTATAAGAAGTATAAAGCAAACCAGACATAAAGAGAAACCATCCCCAACCAGCAATCCCGTGAAGAGCAAGAATGATTCCTCCAATCACACAGGCAACAGAAGTTAGATCAGCAAGAAGCAGAATAAGTGCGTGGTTCATTCGTTTTATGTTTGTAAGATTATTATACGACAAAGGGCACCAGATTTCAAGGGCACCTATGCCAGTTCTCCAAGTGTCCTCGTTTTGTCTTTATCAAAAATATCTTTTAGAACTTGTAGAATTATCATTTCATTTATTATTTGACCAGCATCATCACCATCCTTGAATTTCTTCTTTCAGTCATTCCTCTACCTCACAATAACGTTTATATTCATCCTTCAATATTGATTTAAATTCTTCATAAGTATTCAGACCACCATAATATTGAGTTTTCCAACTTTCAATCTCTTCTTCTGTGACTATGCATTTGGTGTCCTTATACCATTTTTCCCATTCATCATATGATAGTTTAGTCATTTTCTGTCTCCTCTGGTTGTTTCTTGTTCGTATTTTTGAATGACTTTATCAGCAAGAGAAATACTAACTCCATATCTATTGATAGGACTACCATTTGCATCATCCATCAAATTTTTCAATCTTTTTAGAACATCGTAAAGTTCTTCAGCAAGTTGTTTGTAATTGGCAGTCATTTTTTATCCCCCCACAGTTGCTCAAAATGCTTACCATCTCTACCACAATACATCGTAATATTTCTGGCAAATTTACAACTTATACTTGTTTTTTCTCCAGTCACCAAATCACCAGTTATGATTGGATTGTAACACCTATCAAATGAGTTGTCCCTAAAAAGATGTCCTAACCAACTTTTCTCATAGTAAAGACAATCTTTGCATAGTTTGCGTTGTTCAGTCATCGTTCTACTCGGTTGATAGATTGTTTGTGTGAGATTTTAGTGGAGGTTGGTTGAGAAACAGTAAGAGTATCTTTCCTCCAAGTGTGTAGGATTTCTCCAGTTTCTTGATTTATAAGGTGTGCCCAGTCAGTTGGAAGTTTTTCACAAACACGGATAAAACTTTCTTTGCTTGAAATAAAAGTAATAGGAAGATTGTAAGAATGATGATAATGAATTGATACAAGGGTCATTGTGGGTCTCCTACAAGTCCAGAATATTTTTCTCTATCCCAACCATCAGTATAACCTCTTTCATATTCAATTTCAGCAACTCGTTGAGCAAACTTTACAGCAACCTCACGAAAGGCATTATTCATAGCACCAGTCATTACACCAGCACCAAGAGTACTCATCCCAAACTCTGTTCCATCTCCCCAGAGTTCCATTAGTTCTTGTTCAGTCATTGGAGTTCCTTTGTTTGTCCTACTATTATAAGGCATCACAGACCACTCTGGATGCCTACTGTGCCAGTTCTTCAAGTGTCCTCTGCTTTTACATAAGGTGCAGTTCTCCATTCAGACCATTTCATATCCTCATTTGGTGGGCACAAATAACCACCCTGACCAATAGAAAACAACATAAAACGATACTGGATTTCTGGACGGCACATCGGTCCATTATCAACAACTCTCATTTCAATCATAATATTCTCCAAATTCTTCTTTTAATTTTTTATAATGTTTAATCCAGTTATCATTAAAATCAATAAGAATCCAACTATATTTGCATGGTTGCTCCATTTCTTTTTTCATACTTTCATAAATTCTACGTCGTTCTTCTTTGTCGGGGTATTTCATTTTTGGTTCTCCGTTTTTTTTAATTTGAGTGGTGGTTCTCCCATAAGAACTCTTTCATTTCCATCACCCTTCTTATATGTAATTTTATCACCATCCAGTTGATAATACACGGGGTTTTCTTTTTTGATTTTTCTTTGCTCTCTTTCGTCTTCCAGAATACTTACAGCATTTTTCTCTGCTTCGTCCAGAGTATCAAAAAGTCCGCTACGACGAACCCAGTGGAACCAGAACCATTCATAAATCAAGTAGTAATGCGAACCACTTTCAAATCTTTTTCTTTCAATTTTGAGTTTCATTTGTGGTTCTCCTCTATCCATACATTCACAATACCATTAGACAAATCCTTTTCATTATTATCTTCATCATAAACAGAGAGTTCTACATTATCAGGAGGATTGAGAACTTCTTTGAGATATTCTGTGAGTTGTTTGTTTTCAATCATTTCTGGTTCTCCTGTAATTTTATGTATTCATAAGAAATCTTACACTCTTTGGGTTTCTCTACGCAATACACAATACCTTCGTTCTTTCCTTTCACCATACCATCATCAAAACCAAACCGAGAACCTAAAAGAAATACAACAGCAACGGTTGCGAGAATACCAAAACATAATGCTCCAATAGGAAAATCATCGTTCATTTCACAAAATCACCAATGACGGGAACAGTTCCACAAATATCAGTAATTCGTCCCACTGTTTGGTCTTTGAGTGCTTGACGACACTCCAAGTTCTTATTGTATGTTTGTTGAAAGAGTGCTCGTTGTTGTTGCTCACTATAAGTGATAGAAGTAGCAGCAACGATTATAATAAAGAATACAGACAAAACTGCCCAATCAATTTCTTCAAAGTTTTTCATACATTTTAATCTCCCATTACGATTGAAGTATCATAACTACCTTCATTATAACCCATTTCGTGAATTATTAGAGCAAACTTCAGAAGGTCTTCTTCATCACATTCCCAGTAAATGTCGTTTGTTGCTTTACTTATGTGTCTATCAAACCCATAGGTGTTAGCAAGTTTGATGATTTCTTCATTTAAAATCATTTGAGTGCCTCCAGTTCATCAGCAAGTTCATAAAGCAACCGAGCATCAACTACCATATCTTCTACACCCGATTCGTCACAAAACTGATAGTATTGATGTTCATTCACAATCTCACGAATAGCAGCAGCAATCACTTTTGCTCTGTCTCCTTGTTGTGGTCGTAGTGTAAGTTCCATCGTAGCATCTACGATTTTTTGTGCTCTGGTAGTCATTTCAGTTTGCTCCTACTAATTACATTCCAACACTTTTTGAGTAATTTAATTACTGTAGATTTTAGATTAATTTCCTCACGCAAAGGTATAGGTTCTACACAAATCAAATACTTAGAATATTCATCATTACCTTTATACGTCATTTCAGTTTCTCTTCAAGTTCTTCACACAATTCTAACACATCAGCACACATAATCACACCAGGACTTTGTTGGAGTTGGTTGATGACTTCACGGAGAACATTAGCAATCGCATCATCATTAAGTTTTTCAATAATAAAATCTTGTCTTTTATCTGCGAAAGTGAGATAAAATGCTTCCCTAATCCTTTGTGCTCGTTCAGTCATAGTGCCTCCAATTCATCAGCAAGTTCAATAAAATCGTCAGCATTCAATTCGGCAAGACCATAACTATCCCATTCAAAACAATTAGCAATCTCACGAATAGCAGCAGAAACACATTCTTCATCATAGTAAACAGATTTTTCTTTTGCTCTTTGATATGCTTTCATAATCCTTTTTGCTCTTTCAGTCATTTCAACCTCCAATAGCACCAGTCAATACACTATCAACACCATCCTTCCAACCATCATCATAACCTTCTCGATACTCAATTTCCATAACCTTAGCAGCAAACCTCATAGCAACATCACGGATAGTAATAAATTCGTTATTGGTAGTAGCAATCATATCAGGAGACATACCAAACTCAGTTCCATCTCCCCAGAGTTCCATTAGTCGTTGGTCAGTCATCAGTCCTTTGTGTGTATGAGAGTATTATAAGAAATCAAAGTAGGTCATACATATCTTTCCACCCCAAATTTAGCACATTCCAAAAATGATTGGGATGAACAGAAGTTTTTAGAATAAGACTCCAGTTTTCCACAGAAATCAAAAAGTTTTCAAATCCAAAAATAAATTCAGTCATCAGTCCTTTGTGTGTATGAGAGTATTATAAGGCATCCACAGGGGGATTGGTGGGGTCTTGTACCAGTTCGTCAAGTGTCATCACCCATAATGAACAACAGGAAATAAGGAATCGAGATAATCCACAAATTGTCTTTCTATTTCGTGTTTAATATCAACTGTTACTTGTTTTTCTGGTGGAAGTGAACGATGATATCTATAAAATTGATTTTGTTTATTGTAATATTCTTCCCACAAATGTCTAAAGTGTTCCACATCTTCTTTATTTACAGAAATCTTAAACTCAAGATTTGGAATAAGAGTATCCGAATTTACACAGGAAGTATGTTCAATTTGAATTGATTTGTGTAGATGAAAATTGGGTTCTTTTATTTTTATATTTTGAATATAATCATTAATATCATTTCGATGTTGAAGTAACTCTTCGTCTGTAAGTTTTGTAAAGTCAATCATAAGGTTTCTATGTGTATGAAGTCATTATAGACCAAAAAGGGCACCTGTGGAGATGCCCTGTGCCAGTTCTTCAAGTGTCCTTTACTACCTCACAGAGTGGGAAGATTTTGGTTTTGGAAATAAATCCTGGTTTTGTATATTTGTCCTTATAGTTTGAAGCAAAAATTCGTGCTTCATTTTGAGTTTCAAAAACTCCAAAGTATCGGTGAAGTGCTTCTACACCTTCATATTTGTTATAAAGTCCCACTATCCACTTATGAGAATGTTCTGGATATGAATCATTTTCGGCAATCCAGTTGTAGTATTCGTCCTTATTCATTTCAGTTTTCATTGTGTTACCTCAGTAGTAGTTACTGGTGGTGGAGGTGGTGGCAGTATAGCAGGTTGTGGTGCTACTGTTTGAACTGTAGGTGGTGGAAGTTTGACTGGTTCTGGAGCAACTTGTGGTTGTTGTGCTTGGTCAAGTTTCTTTTCCAGTTCCATTACCTTTTGGTCCAATGGAGTCAAAGGAACTTCTTTTTGTGAATCTGCCAGTTTCCAACCAGTGGCACCAGCAGCAAAGATACTTGCAAGAGCAGCAAAGACTGAAATTGTTTTAGAAAAGCTCATAATTAGTCAGCAAGTTTGTAAGGGAACTCTTCGTCCGACAACTCATCATACAGCAGTCGGGCAAAAATTAGGTGGGGCCTTGTGCCACTTTCAATTGCGGAACTGGTGGCAACAGTCCAAATTATATCAAGTTCTTTTTTATCAGGTAGTTTCTTCATCATCCAACTACTCTCCAACAAACAGTTGCATTTCCATTATTAACATTTGCAATCTTACGAAATGCTCCATAACTCATATCCATATCAGCGTGAGAATATGGACCTCTATCAGTCACGGTCACATAAACTTGTTTCCTATTGTCTTGATTTGTAATCCGAAGTCGTGTTCCAAACTTAAGATAAGGATGGGCTACGGTATGGGCATAAGCATCAAATCTTTTTCCTGATGCAGTTCTCTGACCATCAAAACCATCACCTACTCCATAGTAAGTTGCAATTCCACAAGTCAGTCCAGCAATCAATCCAATCATTCTTCGTCCAACTCCTCATCAAGTTTCAAATCATCAATCAAATTACCTACAAGGTCATCAAGGTCATCAAACATTTCTTTGGTGAATGGAATCAGTTTCTCTTCACCTCTATCAATTCTATCACACATTTCCATCAGGTATTCAAGAAACTCTTTGGGATATGTTTCATCAAGATTGATAGAAGTCCAGAACCAATCATAACATTCTTGATAGGGGTCATCAGTTTTCAGAAGAGCATAGTTGTCATAGTTTCCACTGATAAGGTCTCTCCACATCTTGAAGTTGTTCCAGATTTCTCTCCAACCAGTCTGGAAACAATGACCGAAGTAATATTCAAACCAATTCAGTTTCGTCTTCATTTAATTTCTCCAGTCGTTCCCAATTCCAAGTGCGTTCAATAAATCCAATATCAAATCCGAACTTATATATCCAGAACAAAATACTCAGCAGACCATTACTACCAGAAGTGATTTGAATGTAGGGCCAAGAAGGAAAATCATTCCAACTTACAGATGTTTGAAGAAGTGTCCAACGGTCTGTAAAGAGGAATTGAACGTACCATTCGTGCCCAAAGTCTTCACGATGAGACCATTTAGCAACTTGAAAAAATTTCATTGTTTCAGTTCCTCAGCAAGTTGCAACATATCGTTCTTATCTAGAACAATCAAATCGTTTTGTGCCGTATAAGATATCACATAGTTACTAGCAAGTGAAAGAATAGCAGCAACTAACTTTTCTTCAGTATCAGCACCTTGATTAGTTCTCTGCTCCCACACAGCACTCATAAACTCTTTTGCTCTTTCATTCATTTTTTATTTTTCTTTTCTTCAGTTTGAGGTTTTGGTTGAGTATAAGGGATTCTACCAGTTTCATTATACATCAGAATATCATACTTGAACTTACATTCAAGTGGTTTCTGATTACACATTTTAAGTGCATTATTAGTAATTGTATTTACAGAAGTTGCACCACCAATAGCAAATCCAGCAATTGCAGTTAGAATCAGAACTGGATAAGCAATGATAGATTTAATAAACATAATTTCAATCCCAAGAAACGTTTTGAACAAGGAAACCTGGCATCACATAAGTCAAACCAGTGCTAGAAGGTTTGTAATCCCATTTATACTCGTACTTATTATGACTATCCCAAGTTACGAATCCTTTTTCTTTATCAAATCGTGATTTAATTGTCAAACTAAAACGATTTGAGTAAATGTTGCGTGTGCGAAGTGCTCCACCTTTCTCACGAGTTTCAACTACTTTACATACATCTGTTATAAATTGGGTCGGTGTTTCTACTGCACACGAAGTTTCGTAGGTAAACGATCGATGAGTTTTCTGTTCTTGTGCAAATACAGGAGAAGTCAGAAAAAGAGAAGAAAGAAGAAGAATGCTTTTCATAATCATTTAACAATTTGCCAGTTAAAATCTTGTGCTTTGTTTAGAGTGAATTTGTATTTTCCATTCACTGATGTCAGGAACATAGTTCCATCTTTTTCATCATCTACATAGCAACTATGTAGATTATCCATCTCTACATCAAACCTGACTTTTGCCAGATTTGACACAGGTTCTACACAAACAAATTTACGTTTAGTTGCAGTTGCCATAATCACTTATTCATTTGGAGAGTAGGAACAGGCATACCACCTTCAGTAGGCACATAGATGGTTACATTACCATTCTTACTGCCATCTTCGATACCAGTGATATAAAGATACTGAAGATACTCACGATTGTCCTTCAGACTATCACCGATGATTTGGTTTGCCTTGGCAACACCAGAAGCACGGATGATTTCAGCATCAGCAAGTTGTTGAGCACTATCTTTCTTTGCTTGTGCTTCCAGAACCGCAACCTGACGAGTGTATTCTGCCTTTTGCAGTTCTGCTTTACCAGCAAGAGATTGTTGCCACACATTATACATTGGTCCACCAATAAACAGCAGAGCAATAACAACTACAAACCCAACACCAAAAACAATAGCAACAGGAGTGTTGGGATCATCGTAACGAGTCATAATTTACCTCAAATAAAGTTCAGGGAGTAATCCAATCATAACCATCAGGTTCTTTAACAGTCTCATACCCATCATATTCATCAATACGATAAGGACCAGAGACCTCATCAATAGCAAGTTTAGCACACATTCCGTTTGCTTTGTCACCCAGTTCTTCTACAACCTGAACCAGAATAGGATCGTGACGGTCAACATTTCCATAATACCAAGTTTGTTCGGAATGCTTTTTGTTGTAAGCAATTCGTTCTTCAATTGGTACAGAATACCAGGGTTCTGGTTTTACAGCACGTTCTTCAGGTGGAACTAACCAAACAGTGAACATGTCAAAAGATTTGAATTGTTTGTCTTGTTCAATCCAAACTTCTTTGCCTTGAAGTTCCCAGTAACGATTACATGCTTCACGGGACAGATTGAACCCACCAAAATTGGCGTTATATACTACTTTAGTCATAATCAGTTATAAGTACAGAGTTGAGTGATACGACCGTATTGAATGCCTTCAGACCATTTGCCTCCAGCAGCAATACAGGATTGTTTGGATGGAACAATAGAGTTGCCTGTGGCAATACTAAACAAAGCAGCACATCCAATACCAGCAATAGCAACAACAATCAGCAACTCAATAAGAGTAAATCCTTTGGAGTTCATCACAGTTTGAATAGGGATACAATCACACGAGGTTCAATGTACATAGGTCCGGTCTTTCCAGAACCATTGGGGTCAGTACACATCACCCAAGATCCTTCGGCACTGGAAGGAGAGTACAGACCATTCGGTTCTGCCTGTGGAAGAGTTGTGCCAGTGTATTCATACTTCTCAGGATTGGTATATTGTGTGGCAGCAGGAATGGCATAACCAATAGAGTTACACAGAAACACTGGACGACCAGTAGTTTCAGGAACAGTGTAAGTATAAGTCACCAGACCATCCTGGTCACGCATTTCAATAATCTGCTTCAGCAATTTACGTTCACGGAAGTTCTTGATGGCAGGCATACCAGTTTGTGCCGTACCTTCTTTCAGAATACGTTCTTGTTGAGCACGTTGCTTATCATCAGAATCTCCATATTCTTCACAACCAACAAGAGTTACACTCAGAAGTGCGATTGAAGCAAGAGCAATAAAAGGTTTCATGGTTTTGTTGATTACTTTGTAATTATAGCAGGGATTGAGGGGAATGGGAGGGGTCTTGTGCCAGTTGTCAGAGTGTCAGGGTCTTAAGAGTCTCATCTTGACTTGATTTCAGAAGAACCTTAAGAGCATCATATTGAACTTGAGTCAGTTCAAGAGTTTGAGTCTTATAGTTTGGATTTTGTCCAACCACCCAACGAACACTACAATCCTTATCGGTCGCAAGAACCTTTAGAGTTTCTACAGGTGTGTTTGGATTTTTTGCTAGTTTATATTTTTCATCAAAAGAAAGTGTGAGAACATCAGGTTCATTTACTTCCTTAAGAACTTTAAGGACGATTTCTGCGATTTGTTCGGGAGTGTAGTTCATCAGGGATTTGGTTGTGTATGAAGTCATTATAGGGCATCACAGGGCACTGGGGAAGTGCCTTTGTGCCAGTTCGTCAGGTGTCCTCAACCCTTATGATTTTTATCAAAAGGTGCCTTGAAATAATGATTCGCAGCAGAATGGAAAATCATCACACCTTCTGGATTCATAAACCCTGGAGAGGCAACAGAACCATAATCCCAAAGTTTATCCATCGCATCATCAAGTTCATTAGTGCTAAACTCTCCAGTATAAAGAGTAGGAACAACATAGCAACACTCTGGTTTGTTTTCATAATTCCAGATACTCACATTAAACAAGGAGAACCTTTTCTCACCTTTGGGTAGATTATAACCTCGTTGAATACCACTACCCCACCATTCTCCGTGATGACGACCAGCACCAAGTTTCATCAGTTCATCTTGATTTTCAGATGCCCAACGATGAAACCCAAAATTGTCAGACTCTGCACTCAACCAACGATTGCGACTTCCGATAAACATATCTCCATCGTCAGTGATGTAGATAATACCATTAGTTCCATCAATCTTTTCAGTAACTACACATTCTTTATGAAGACGGGGAATCTTAGGAAAAGGAACGAACTCGGGGTAGTTTTCGGTCATTATAATCAGTTAGGAAGATTGGAGATGAATGATTGGAGGTCGGTAGGCATGGCATCAGCAGGAACTTCTACAGCACGGTGCCGAATAATATCTGCGAGTGCTTTCTTGTGTTCAGGAGATGCTTTAATGTATTCAAACTGCATATTTTGCAGTTCTTGAACAGCACCAGTTCGGAAGGACTTTGATTGCTCAAAGGTATTCCTACGAACATTCTCAAACTTAGGACCGAAGAATGCAGTGAAGATAAGTTGGTGGTAGGCAATACCCCAAAGAAGAGCAACACCACCAACAATAGCAAGAATAGGTTTCACTTGGAAGATACGTTAGATTTGAAAATAGCATTAGCAAGGAAGATAATGGCAAAGTTCTGCCAGAATGTCAGTGTCACACCAAACCAAGACAGAATCACTCCAAGCAACCATGCCTCAAAGAATAGTCCAGCAACAGCAAGGACAATTACACCAAAAGCAAGACCGACAAGTTTCATTGGATTTCGTTGATTACCTGTGTATTATAGCAGGTCTGAAGGAGCATTGGAAGTATTATGTACCAGTTTAAAAACTGGTCTTTGTGTATGAGAATGGTAGGATTCGAACCTACACTGGATCGTGCCTTTTTATTTAATGCTGACGCATCTTAACAACAAGATGACTTTTTTATAAACGGTGCCTCTGCCATTTGGGCTACATTCTCGAAGGGGATGACAGGACTTGAACCTGTAACTTACGGCTTAGAATGCGATTTAATTGCTGTGAATATCCTTTGACAAGATATATTTTACGTTGCTCTACCAACTGAGCTACATCCCCGTATTTTCGAGATTATTTGAGAGATTCGATTCTCTCTAAGTTTACCTATTGATAAACCGTTATCCTTTGGAGTTGCTGAATAATCTCTTATTTGTTCTAGATAGTTGTTTTTCCTATAAAATGGGTAAATTGCTGAACTATCTATAAGTAGGAAGGGCAAGATTCGAACTTGCGACCAACGGCCCCCAATGCAGTTTAATTGCTGTGAATATCTTTGGCAAGATATATTTTACGTTGCTCTACCAACTGAGCTACCTTCCTTTAAACTAGATGATTTTGTTTGCATAACCAAGCAGTAAATTGCTGAATCATCTAATGGAAACGTCAGGACTCGAACCTGAACCTTTTTTTTTTACAGAAAAAGTAATAGAAATTGCTGTCCGAATCTTATACAAGATTACCGATTTTGTTAATGCTACCGTTACACCACGTTCCCTTTGTTTTTTCAAGGTCTCACTGAGGTTTTTCAGAGTCTCAGATTTGAGTTTGGAGAAAATTGAAATGCTGAGAGACCTTTGTTTGCTAGATGGTTGTTTTTCCTATAAAATGGGTAAAATTGCTGAACCATCTATAAAATTATTATATTACAGGTTGGGGAGTTTTGTCAACCTCCCCCCCCCCTTGTGTCAGTTCAGGAACTGAATGCCTCACCGATAGGAGCATAACGTTCATCATACACCGCATCCTTCATCACGTCAACAGGAGTGATAGTTTTACCACCCAGAACACTTTTCAGAATGGAAGGAGAACATCCTGAAACCAGACAAGTTCCAGTATCGTGGATAGTTATAGGAACATTGCCCCCAATCGCATTCACATTCCAGAAAACAAGTTCAGGCATCTCATATCCTGCCTTATGATACATCTTCTGAATTTGCTCAAAGTTGGTGCGTTTGTTAGAACTACACGCTTGGTCAAACTGCATATCAGAAACAATGATAAGTTTCTTAGGCATTTCTGCGTCAGGAACATTATTCTTGATTCCTGCATTCAGAACACTTTCAAATACTGCTTTGAGGTCAGTATTGAATCCCCAAGAAGAACTGGCAAGATTGCGAATACGGTCACCGATAGTATTACCGACGATGGATTGAAGTTCAGGAGATTCAGAGAAAGTGATGAACTTATCTTTCCAAATACCAGTATTGCGTTCGGCAATATACATCGCAAGAGAGATAGAAACTGCCATTGGAGTTCCCATCATACTACCAGAAACATCGGCAACCACAAGACCATTGAGTTCTTGACCTTCCATATAGTTAGGCAGTGCCTCCCACATCAGGTCAATAGTCTTATCTTGACTGCCACCTTTGTAGAGATACTTATCTACAATCTCATAAGGATAGATGGTTCCAGCATTGATTTTCTTATCACCTTTCTCCACGGCACTCAAATATTCTGCGTAACGAGTAGCATCCTGCTTTGCGAATGCCTTACGATACATAAATCCAGCACGAGAAGGAAGATGTTCGTAGTCAATCTCAGACCATTCTTTGGAACACATCTTCTGTTCCACAATTTTAATTTGAAAACGAAGAGCAGTCAGGAACTTACGATACTGACGTTCGTTCAGTTCAAGACGTTTTGCGAACACACGACCAAGACGTTTGCTATCAGCACTAGAAGCATTGATAGAAGGCATCCACTTACCAAGCAGAGAAACATTCTCCCCTGCGGTCAGAGCAACATCATCTTTACCAAGTTGCGTGATGATAACATCCACAACATTATCCCAGATAGCAGTGCCTTCAAGAATTAGAAGGTCATCCCAACGACCATAGACAGGAATGAGTTCAATAAGTTTAGTTGCAATTTCACTATTCCCATTCACAAGGTCTTTGAATAGATTACGGAAGACTTCACGTTCTCCTTGCCCACCACGAATATCACGGGCATTGAAGAGAATACGAGTCGCAGTCTCAGGGTCTTCCATATATGCGTGAGCAAATAGTTTCCGTGCCTGTGGAATGTCATTACGACAGGCAGAGATTTTACCGAACAGGTCTACACATTTGTTGAGAGTAGATTTATATGCTTTGGCACCATTGAGAGTTTCAGTGGTGTTCAGTTCAGTTTCAAGTGCGGTCAGGAAAGTCATAATTTTTTCTCCAAGTTAATGTTGTTTTGAGTTTACAGATTCAAAGTTGTGTTGCTGAATTAACTTTAATACAAGATCAGTTTTTATGGGTTTTCTTGAAAGGAAAATGTATTGTATTGCTGCCTGATCTTTTATCGAGTACTTATTCATCATAACAAAGTTTTGACGGAATGTCAAGTGCCTTGTGCCAGTCCTTATATTGGCACAAGGCACAAAAATAGGAGGCATTACACCTCCTTGTAAGTTTTGGGTAAGAAGGAAACTTATAACCCCCTCACTCGTTTAGTTCAAACCAATGCGGTTTGACGAGAGAAAGCAACAATTTTGTTTGCGTTTGTTTTCTTGTCCCGTCAACAGATAAGACCTTTATGCCCCGTCGAAACCTGGCACCCCCAAGTAATGGAGATGGGGGTAATCGAAACCCCGTCCGAAACATCAGACTTCTTATCCTCTTGGACAATGGAATCTAGGGGACTCGAACCCCTAACCTCTTGCTTGCAAAGCAAATGCTCTACCAATTGAGCTAAGACCCCTAGGTGCCCATAATAGGAGTCGAACCTACACTGTATGGATTCTAAGTCCACCCTCTCTGCCAGTTGGAGTATATGGGCATTTGGTGGCGGGGGGTGGAATCGAACCACCAACCTGAAGCTTATGAGACTTCTGTGCAACCTTTACACTTCCCCACGATATTTGGATAATTTATTTAACCTTTTTCTAACAGCATTATCACTAACTCCAAACATTCTTCCAGTAGAACGATAACCATTCTCAAGAACTAATTTTTGTAATTCTTGATTAGTTGGCCAATCAACAACTTCTCTGCTTTTATGAGAACATTTTACTGAACAAAAAGTTTGAGTAATGATTGTTAGTTTCCCACACTCTTTACAAGGGTGCTTTGGTTTTTCTGGAACAGGTTTATTGGAAAAACTTTCATCAAATTTTAGAACATTATCTGGGATTTTTGTAATTCCAGAATGAACTTCACGATGGCAGTTAGAACATAAACAAACACACTTTTTAAGTTCTTCAACAAATACTTGTCTGTTTGCTACAGATGCAGTTATAGAAAAATCTTTTTCATTTGGGTCTATGTGGTGAAAATCTAATGCTTCAACACACTTATCATAACCACAAATACCACATTTTCCACCAAATGCTTCAACTGCCCATCTTTTTCTTCTTTGACGAAATTCAACAACTGATTTACCAGACATTCTAACCTCCAACTTTATTATTATTTATAATATTTTAGAGGTTAGAAACTCCAGATGTAGGTACTGCCCCTACCAATCTCCGATTAACAGTCGGGCCCGTTCGCTTGCTCGGTCATCTGGAATAAGAATGTCAAGTATTCATTAAATACTCAACTGTATTTACTACGTCATTCATAGCATCTCGTAAATTTTCTCTTTGACCTGATTCTTGTTTAACAATTGGACGAGAATCTTCACATAAAGTCCATCTCCATTGATTCATTTCTTTACAGTGCCAAAGATTAATTTTCATGTTTATTGTATTCGATTTTAATCCAATTCAGAAGTGCATTAAGTTCCATTCTTTTTTCTTCAGTAAGATCAAATTTCTTATTGAATAGATAAAAGTCTAGTGCCTCAATGGCAATCGTTCTGTCTTTTTGTGAAATCAGTGACATAATGATTTTGTAGTGTTTGGAGGTATTTAGATTCTCCAAGTCGGGATGACAGGATTTGAACCTGCAACATCTTGAACCCAAATCAAGCACTCTACCAAGTTGAGCTACATCCCGTGGTGGGTGATGAGGGATTCGAACCCCCGACTGTCTCGGTGTAAACGAGAAACTCTACCACTGAGTTAATCACCCTGGAGCGAAATAGGAGATTCGAACTCCTGACGTTCTGCTTGGAAGGCAGACATTCTACCGCTGAATTAATTTCGCATTATTTGATTGTAAGACAGAATCGAAATTCTGTCAAGCCCCCGACAAGATTTGAACTTGCGACCAATGGTTTACAAAACCATTGCTCTACCACTGAGCTACAAGGGCATTATGCTTCATAAGAAGCAACGGAAGGTGGGAGAGTCGAACTCCCAAGGGCTTTAACACCTCAACGCTTTTCAAGAGCGGTTCCGTCACCAATCGGATTGACCTTCCTTATAATCTATCTTTAAAGGGTGTTATCACCCTATTTTATCATTTAGAACTTACAAAGTTATTGATTTTCTCTGCAAGTTGCTCAATATACTCATATGTAGGAAAATCTGGATAATCCATCTTAACCGTATTCATAGAATTTTCATTCCAACAACGGGCAGTATCATACTCAATGCTAAACTTATCGTTAGCAAATGCATATGCTTGCTTAAAAATCTCAAATCGTAGTTCGTAAGGTGACATTCTTTTACTCCTGTGTGTTTGTGTGTTTGATGGATTAAGTGTGATATATCTCATAAGGATATAACAGGGACTTAACCTCTATCAATAGTATATATGACATTCAATTGAATGTCAAGCGTCCTTTACTCTATTCCACTGAGTTAAGAGGACAAGGCATCAGAGACAGGACTTGAACCCGCAACCTTTAGTTTTGGAGACCACTGCTCTACCAATTGAGCTACTCTGATATGGTACTGGTGGAGGGATTTGAACCCACACTGTTCAGATTTTGAATCTGCTGCCTCCTGCCGATTGGGCTACACCAGCATATGTCCGTGAGAGGATTTGAACCTCCAACACCTACCCCCTCAAGATAGTGCCTCTTCCGTTGGGCTACACGGACAAGTTCCAGAACTAGGATTCGAACCTAGACAAACACATTCAAAGTGTGTTGACCTGCCTGTTAGTCGATTCTGGAGTAGGAGTGTCTGGTCAGAATCGAACTGACGATAAGAGTTTTGCAGACTCCTGCCTTACCACTTGGCGACAGACACATTTGAACTATCTGGAAATTCCAGATAGTTAAGAGCCCTCAGTCGGATTTGAACCAACGACCTACTCATTACTAGTGAGTTGCTCTACCACTGAGCTATAAGGGCGGGGTGCCATATGAGATTTGAACTCATCTACCCAGTTTCACAAACTGGTTCCTTAACCACTAGGATAATGACACAAGGCAGTAGTGGGAATTGAACCCACGGTCGCATCGGTATGAATGATGTGCTTTACCACTCAGCTATACTGCCAGCAGAAAGGGAGGGATTCGAACCCTCGGAGGGATATTCTCCCTCGGAAGTTTAGCAAACTTCTACCTTAAGCCTCTCGGTCACCTTTCTATGTTGTCTTGAAGCAACCCATAAGGGTTTTATGTTGCCCGAAGGCAACAATTGGAATAGTGAGATTTGAACTCACGACTTCTGCGTTATCAGCACAGCACTCTACCACTGAGTTATATTCCATTATGTGCCCTTGGTGGGGAATGATCCCACTCTCAATAGACTTGAGGTTTCGTACAAGAAGTACCCTTACGAGGGGAATCTTATCAGTGTGGGTTCAGCACACCTATCTAAAACTACTTTGTCAAATTGAACCCTATTTCACCGTCCCAACGGCAAGGGCAAGCGGGAACAGTCGGATTTGAACCGACAACACCAAGATCTTCAATCCTGTGCTCTACCAATTGGAGCTATGTTCCCAAGGTAGTCTCGAAGGGATTTGAACCCTCGTTTTTGCTGTGAAAGAGCAACGTCCTAACCATTAGACGACGAGACCAGGCGACCCTAACGAGATTTGAACTCGTGATACATCTTGGACAGAGATGCGTGATAACCACTTCACTATAGGGCCAAGGTGAGAGAGGAGGGAATTGAACCCCCGATGGTTCCGATGTAAAAGTTTTACAGACTTCCGCTACACATATTGCCAACAGTAGCCACTCTCCCACGATGGGACATCTCGGATTCGAACCGAGGACTAACCGGTTAAAAGCCGGATACTCTTCCGCTGAGTTAATGTCCCAATAATGTGGTAATTATTCAGTTGTCAAGGTGCTGGTGGTCTCTCAACCACCCTTTAAGAATACCACAGAACCCGTTGCGGGGCAAGTGGGTTGTGCCAGTTCCAGAAGTGGTCCCAGGCATTTGGGGTCTCGTTCCCCCACCGACTCAAGTAATATACCAGAGTTTGGACCCTGGTGGCAAATCATACGACCAGTTGCTCAACTGGCACAAGGCATAAAAAAGAGGGAGAATCTTTTGGATTCTCCCTCTTCATTGCTTTTATGGTTTGTTCTTTTAACTTTGACTTACCATATTCGCAACCAAGAGGGTCTCTCCAATAAACCAGCAGTTCATCGGATAATCACTCTTAGGTTGTGTATGAAGGTTAGTCATTGTTTTAAGTCGTTGTTTTATTTATAAGGTCAAGAAGCAACTTTTTCTGCTTTTTTAGCATTCTTTACTTCGGAGATTTCTGCTCTACGAGTCTTTGCAAGTTTTGCAATTTCTTGCAGAGCTTTCCTTGCTCTAGTTCCAGCAGAACTATTTCCAGTTTCAAACTTCTCATCTTCTTGTTTCCAAGTTTCAAAAACAGAAGCAATTTGATTTACAGTATCAGACATAATTGTTATAAAAATAAAATAATTATTATTTATATATGTAATTTTAAACTATTAGTTTAAAATTGTCAAATTATCATCCTTGAATATAAGAATCAACGATGGCATCAACCCATCCTTCACTCATATTCACCATAATTGCTTCTGCTTGTTCTTGAGTATCAGCATAACCTTCATCAAGGAGATGTGCGAGAACTAAGTCATAAAGGTCAAAACTTTCTTCTTGCTTACCTTTACGGATAATTTCACGACTTGGCTTTTTCTTTTCCTGTGGCATTTTTTCCGATTTTGGTGCTCCAGGGTCCTTTCCAACGATTGTAGAAACTCTTGACTGAGTTCTATTTGCGTGATCACCAATACCGTGAGGAATGATTCTTGAAATTCTACCAAATTTCTTTACTTTTGGAACATCTACACCAGGTCTAAATGACTTTGCGTCAGTATCTTGAGTAAATTTCTTGTCAGCACCATATCCACTTCCATCTCCCTTTTCACCTGAAGGTGGTTTTGCTTTAGAATAAGACATAGGTGGTACACCAGGTTTGTAAGGTTTTACACCAGGTGCTCTTTCCTCTTGAAGATAAGGAGAAGCATAAGGCCAACGATTCATTACATTGTGCTCCTCAGAAGAAGCTTCTGTAAGAATTTGATGCGAAAGATAAGAAATGTTCTGAAGGTCCTTATAGTTCATTGGTTTTTTATAGTTTTATATAATTTATTTATAAAACTGAATCCAGAACATAGTTTGTAACTAACAATTCTGTTTTAACGTTGTCCTGAGTTCCTTTTTCCCCACGATGAACCATTGAATATCGGAGTTTCCATTCATTCAAATTGTACTCTTTATAACGATTCAGCAACCAATCATTTAGATTATATGTAATCATAAAACGATGAGGGCACTTATCTACATCATCAGCAAATCTTTCGTGTGAGAATGATGAATGAAGTTTCCTTCCAGTTCCATAAAGGAAATCCTTGATATCATAAGGTGGGTCAAGAAATACAAATACTTCCTCACCACGGTCATTCATTACCTCGGCATAATCAATATTAGTAATCTTCCAGTTCTTGATAATATAAGAATACTTTGGAAGTTTATCAATTCCAACCAAAGAGAAGTTGGAACGTGATGCTTGAACTGAGAAAGTAGAATTCTCAGTCAAACCAGAATAAGAACACTTATTCAGAATAAAGAAAGCAACTGCTTGTTCTAATGGTTCAAGAGTTTCAATGTCACTCTGATACTGATTGAACAAGTCTTTATGTGCTTCATCATCTCCATTCACTTCTTCTTTGATTGCTCTTAATTTGTCTTTAAGAACTTGTCCATTATCACGGAGTTGAATCCAAAAGTTATAAAGATAAAAATACTTATCATTTACCCAAATAGGAACTTTTGGATAGTTCTGTGAAACCATTAAAGAAATGCTTCCACCACCCAAGAATGGTTCCCTAAACTCCTTGAAATCACTAGGAAACCAAGGAGCAAGAGTTTTAAGTGCTTTACTCTTTCCTCCAGGATAACGGAGCATTGTCTTTAATGGAAATTGTTTCATTTAGTCTATTGTGCTTGTTCCCAAATGTATTTTAGCAGAGTTTTGCTCTCAGGTACAACATTAACTTCTTCTACATCATTTATGCCATCATAAATCATTGTAATATCTTCCTGAGAAACTGAGAAAGTAATTCTCGATTTACCTTCAGTAAAGTTTTTAGAAAACAGAAGTTTTGCGTCAAGAACGGCAAGTCGGTGAGTCCAAGGATCAATCAAAACAAACCATTCGGACCTAGTTTTGAACTCAGAAACTCCCGACTGAGTTTTTTTGAAATCCCAAGTTTTTGATTTGATCAACCAAGATTTCTTTTCTTGGGGTTCCAAACCAAATTTTTTCGTTTTTGCATCCCAAAGATGTTTTGTGCGATAAAGACCATCTGGGTCATTTTTTTCTTTCTTTTCTGATGCTTTAATATCAATATATTTTGAGAAGGTTTCAATGAATCCAAATTCAATTGATTCACCCCTAGCAAAACAATCAATCCCTTCATTTAGGGGATACATCGCAGCAACTTTATTTGCTTGAATGAAGAATTTTTTATATTCCTCAGAGGGAATAGTTTTCAAATCGGAAATAAACTGTTCAATCATAATACTAATAACTGAAATAATGTGTGTTTGCCCTTTCGGGCAAGTGCGAGTAGGGAGACTTGAACTCCCACGGGCAATGCCCAACAGATTTTCTTACCACTATAGTTTTCACTACCCTTTCGGTTTGTGGTCTGGACTATACCTTCACCATACCTTTCAGTTTAGGTGTTCCCCGTCTAGTCTCTACACGTTTTGCATTTTCTAGATAATTCCAACCCTCTCTAGAAGCACATTGGGTAGCCGTTGTCTTTCCAACTGTCTTGCAACTTCGCTCGGTATTGCCATTTTACAGGTTTCACCGAATTTGAGGAATTACACTCATAAGGTTTCCCAAATGAGGCTCAATTTTCATAAGTCTGGTGTGTCTACCGATTCCACCATACTCGCTTGGTAGGACTGCAGAGAATTGAACTCTGTTCACACCGTTATAAGCAGTGGGCTTTAACCAATAAGCAACAGTCCCTTATAAGACAATCATAGCAGAGTGTGCTTAGATTGTCAAGTGCTGGTTGCGAGGATCGAACTCGCCTCCCATCGATTATGAGTCGATTGCATTCGCCAGATTGCTAAACCAGCATTTGCTATTCGCAAATAACGAATAGCAGGATAATCAAACAGAAATCAAAGTCCCATCTTTACGAAATTGAGAAATAAGTTTCCCAACACTATCAGCAACTTTAACCTGTTCTTTCACCAAAGTCAAGTCATTGCACTTGAAGACATAAACTTGCTCTGGTTTGTAAGTATAAGCAATACCTACCTGATTTTCAGCATAATCAAACTGAATCTTTGCGATAGCAGAAGAATCAGTGAACTCAAGAACTTCCATCGGTTTTCCCTTGATTACCTAGTAATCATACCACGGATGCTGCTGCGTGGCAAGGGGAGTGGACGGTTCGGAAAGTGTCAGTCCTTAATAATTGTAGTGAACCAAGTCTCACTCATACCCTCAATGATTTTATTTGCAGATTCATTGTCATCTGCATAACCCTCCGAGATGAGATGCTCTATAAGTTGTGAATGAATCTTATAGGTTTCCTGCAATTCTCTTGGTGTTGGTTTCATCTGACTACTTTTTTCTTTTATTTATTCAAAAACCCCCTCATACCAGTTGCTTTCACAAATGATTCAAGTCCTTTGTTAATTGGCCTAACTTTAATGTAAATTTCTTCGGGCACAAAACCAAAGTATCCTTGGTTCCAGTTGCATAACCACACGGGAACACACATAGTCGTATCAGTATAAGTTGTTCCTTCCTCATCAGATACTTCTTTCACAAGAAGAGTATCATAATCATCAGGTTCTTGGAGGAAGAGAGAAATCTCAACTTCATCACCTTCAATCGGATACTTTCCAGTCTTGAAGTAGCAATGTTCGTCAATTGCTTCTTCAGTTCCATTCATCAGAAGTTCTTCAACTGTATCATTATGAGAATGATTGAAGTGGTAAAGATTGTCGTCTCGTTTGATTGCTACAACTGTAAGTTCCATAAGAGTCTTGTGTTTCAAGTAGTATAGCACAAAAAAAGGTGCCTCGGGGACACCTTGGGACGGTTTGGGAAGTGTCCTTCAATCTTAATATTTTGGTTTATATCTACCTACTTCTGGCATTGCATGTGTTTCTTTTCCACCTCTTTTTGAAATACTTGTTCTTGCTGTATTGATATTATCAAATCTTTCAAGGTTTTTCATTGCTTTTTTTCTTTCAGGAGAACCCATAGGTGTCTTCAATGCTGCAAGGTGTTCTTCATCACTACCAAGAAGTTTTGTTTCTTTTCTTTTCATTTTAGCAACTGGAAGAGATTTCTTTTCTTCAACAATATCTTCTCTCCAATCTTCACTCATATTCACCATAATTGCTTCTGCTGCTTCAAAAGTATCAGCATAACCTTCATCAAGAAGATATGAGAGGATGATGTCGTAGAGGTCTACTTGTTCTTTTTGAGTTCCTCTTTCTCTATTTTCTGCTTCTTTTGCTTTTGATATTTTAGGACTATTTTCTCTTCTTTCAGTTCTACGAACTTCACCCTTAAAATGACGTAATACTTTACCCATATTTACTGATTGTGGTGTTCCACGACCAGTTGGATTATCTGCTTCCTTTTTGTGAATTTTATCTTCTACTTTCTTATAAGGAAATTTTTTATATGCTTCATCATAAACTTCCAAATATGCTTCTTGAAGATTGCGAAGTTCTTGTGCGTCCATTTTTACAAATACTTTTTAGTTATTTATATATATTGTCAGTCTGCCTTTCCGACCATCAATCCAGTTTTTGCGGACCTTTCAGTGCTTCTTTTGCCGAATGCTTTCTTATAAAGTTTTCCTCTCTTTTCTGCACCAGTTTTCTTATCTTCACCAGACATCACAGCAGTTGGTTTTCCAATCACAGTATCACCTTTCTGTGCTCCTGCTCTCTTTAAATGTTTTGGAGTATCTTTAAGTGCTTGAATAAAGTTTCTTCCTCTTTCCATTTGTTGATGTTTATCACCTTTTCCAACTTCACTATCTCGGTGCATAATATCTACGGTATGAACTTTTCCTGTTTTATTTGCACCTGTCTTTGTCATTTGCTTTTTCAAGTCTTTCACTCTTCTTACACTTTCACTTGAAGGTGCAGTTTTGAGTTTAGTCATTCCAGATGGAGTTCTTCCTGCTGGTTTCATTTTTGAAATTAATCTTTCACCTTTTGCTGCTTTTCTTGGTGATGAATGAGTGCGAATGTAGTGGTCTTGCTCGGTGCTTCCATAATCATCCGAATCATCTTCACTATCATAAGTTGTATAATCTTTGGACTTTGTTCTCAAATCTTTTGTTGAAAATTTTCCAGTTCCTTTAAGTCCTGCTTTCTTTGCAATAGCAGCAGTGGTTCTTTCACTTCTATCCATGTCAGCACCTCTGCCTCTTGCGAGTGTGACATTTCCTCTTGTTCTTCTGCCACTTCTTTCACCCATTGAACTTTCTTCAAGTTCATACTCAAATTCTTCTTTTGGTTCTTTCAACCTATTTAAGTCAGCATAATCACCATATCTTTTTTTATGCTTTTCTCTTACTTTTTCTGCACCTTGTGTTTGAGACATTACAGCATATCTACCTTTTCCTTTTTCAGCATTTTTGCCTGTCTGTGCTCCTGAATGGACCCCAGCCATTCTTCTTATTCTACCAGCACTATATTCTCCACCAAGACGACCTTTTGCTACTGACTTAAACTTATGTCTTTCATCTTCAGGGACATCCTTATCTTTTTCAGTATCATGTGCTGCTTTTAGTTTTCCATATCTTTCATACTCCTTTTCACCAGGACCATCTTTGAAGAATGATGGTTTATCAGTATCAGGGTTTTCAATACCTAATCTTTTTCTTACTGCTCTGTTCTTTTCTCTTGGAGTCAATCCAGACGATAAAGGTCTCTTTGGATTATCCCACTCTACTTTACCTTCTTTCACACAACGATTATAAGTCTTTCCAAAGAGTTTTTGTGTGCCTTTCTTCTTATATCCAGGCCAACACTTCTTTGCTTCTGAAATAAATTCTTGATAAGTCTTCATTTTGAACCCCAGATAGAATATCTACCACCATACTTACCTCTCCAAGAATTTTCTGCATTACGTTTTGCTTGAACTCTATCAGTTGCAGTTGTTCCTGGTTTTGGTGCAGTCTTTGCTCCTCTTGCCTTCTTCACTCCTCTTCCAGAACCACCTTCACCGTGCTCGTGTGGTTTAAATCCCATTGTAGGTCCTCCATGGGTTCCACCTGCTTGAATTGCGGGAGCACCACCTACTTTACCTTGCCTGTATCTTCCAAGGTCAGCAACAGGATTGATTTGCTTTTTCTCAATAGTTCTTGTTTCCCACTTTTTACCACTACCTTCTGGTGCTTTTTGCACAGTTTTTTGTGTCTTAGTTACATAAAGAGGAGTCTTCTTCTTTCCCTTTACTTTATCCTCTTTACGCATCTCAACGAGGTATGCTTCTTCTAGGAACTCTCTGAAAGTTTTCATTTTTTTAACTTTTATTTTTATTTTTATTTATCTTGTTTCTTTTTGTTGTTTCCTTTTTCTTGATGTTTGTCTAGATTTTTTAACAAGATTACTCAGTTCTTTCCAAGTCAAATTTTGTCTTCTACTAGTATGAATTGTTTGATGATGAGATATTCCAGAACCTTTTTCTCCCATTCTTTTCGCAAGTGCTAAATTACGTGGATGATTTCCGTGATATATTCCCTTTGCGGCATCATCTTTTAATCTTTGTTGCCACGCAGCATCACTCATAGATGCTTTCAATTTTGCAGATTTGGCAACTGGGGTCATATGATGAACATCCATTCCCTTTTTAGTTGCTTGTTGTGATTTTTTAGCAAATGATTTATGGTCTTGGTGTTCTGATGGGGTTACTTCGTGAACTCTAGCCTTTCGTTTTGTTCTTCTTATTGTTTCATTTTCATAATCAACTACTCTTCCACCTGGTTTTGATCGTGATCCATAATTTCTAATCTCTCTAGTTCTACCATCAGACCCTTTAAAAAATCTCAGTCCTTTGGAAACTGCATCAGATTTTGAATCTCCCAATCCGTGTTTCAAACCTTTAAGTCCAGTGTCCCTTCTTTCTTCACTCATATAGAATTCTTCCACAAACTCTTTAAAAGTCTTTTTCTTACGATTACGTGCTGGTTCAGATACTCTTGCACTATCTAAATTTCTATTTGCTTCTTTTCTTTTTCTCATTAGTTCTCCCATCAAAGGAAGACTGGGTGCAGCATCGTGTCCAGATCTTACTAATGATTGAGGTGATTGTGCAGCATTTGCAGCAAATGATAATGCCAAAACTGCATTTGCTGCAGCATCTCTTTTTCTACCTTCAGAAAGCATTTGCATACAAAAATACCTTTGATTATTTATCAAAGGCAGGAGAATCAACATAAGAAAGAGACTTAACAAAGAGTTCAGTAAATCGTTCTTGTTTTTCTGGATGAACGTATGCTGGATTCTGCGAGATTGCCTTACGCAAAACATCCATTTCTTCAAATTCTTCTTTACTTAAACTCATTAAATGCTCCTTATTTTTGTGTTAGTATTCTAACACATTATCTATCAATATGTAGTTTTCTTAAGAATTTCTTTATGTTTCTGTGAACTTTTGTAAAGTTTCAATATCTTTATCCAATTCGTTTTTTTGTCTTATTTTATCATAATATTCATAGAGGGAATTATGAACATCCATTAAATGGTCAACCCAGAAACCAGAAGGATAAATTCCAAGTGCATCTTGAAGTCCACGATGACTGGTTCCTTCTTCTTCTGCCTTACACATAATGTAACAGATTGCCTGAACCATATCAAGTTTATCTTCTTCAGAAAGCATAAAATACTTTCCTACTGCTCGTTGCTTTGCTTCTTCATTTGCTTTTTGAATTTGTTTACATTCATCAGAATCCCACCATTCTTGCATTGCTTTGCCAAATTCATTAGGTTTAGTCATTATTCACCAAAGATAGTTCCAAAGAAACCACTACTTCCTGGTTTACGATTTTCTAGTTTATCAAGAAGTGCATCAGTACTTTGGAGAGAATTAATACGATTGATAATATCGGCAATTACACTACAAACCATAGGTCGCTCTTGACGAGCAGCATATGCTAATGCTGCCCTTAAGGATGCCTCTGCTTCTTTTAGATTAGTTTCAACAGATTCAGACAATGCCATCAACAATCCTCCATTTTAATTTCTTTAGTCACTTTACAGATGGTATAAGAACCATCTCCATTATCTACCCACTCTACTCGATCTCCTTCTTTTAGATTTGCTGCTTCCAACAAATCATCAGGGAAAGTAACAAAGTATTCACCACTTGGACCATCAACTTCAATGGGAAGTTGCCACTTGGTTACTTTATCTTTTATTGTATTTTCACCTGGAAAGTTGCTATTGCGATCTTTGCTTAGAAAATCATCATATGCTTGAATATGACCCTTACCATTACCATTCAGAAGTGCAAGAAGTTCATAGCAACGACCAGTATGGTGTTTATGGTAATGATATTGCTCATCTACAACACCTTTGATGACATCATAGATTTCTTGTGGTGACGCATCACCATTTACAGAATCGTGTACCCAGTTTTCAAGTTGTTCAAGTGAGTACTTTTTGTAATTAAAGTCCATTAATAAAGTCCTCGATTGCTTGTTCCATAATAACCTGAATCTCCTTTGAAGTCAAGGAATTCATCCAAGACCATTTGGGGTCTTCCTTGTCCCAGTCCATAGTATAAGACCCATCTTCATTTTGAGTGATTTTTAGAGTATCTTCCATCACATATCAATATGAATATCAGATTCCCAAGATTTCTTTTCAAATTTACGAAGAGTTTTAAGTTCTTTATAAAGGTCTTTAATCTGTTGATATGCTTCCTCTGGTGAAATTTTATCACTAATTTCAAGACCAGCAATTAGAGCAACCTTATCACCAAATCGGGCAAGTGCTCTTTCGAATTCAGTTAGAGTTTCGTACATCAGAGATTCTCCTCTTGCTCTGTTTCAATCACACAATCACTCAGAGGATATGCAACACAAAGCATAGAGAAACCTTCATTCATTTGGTCATCATCAAGGAAGGATTGTTCGGAATTATCCACTTCACCTTCCACAACTTTACCAACGCAGGCAGAGCAAGCACCAGCACGGCAACTGGAAGGAAGATCTACGCCAGCATATTCAGCAGCATCAAGAATATATTGGTCTTCGGGGCATTGAATAGTTTGTTCGGTTCCGTCAGCAGAACGGAGAGTTACATTAAAAGTCATTTGTCTAGAGTATAATTGCTTAGATTGTAAGTTATGGGATGAATATTGTCAATCTTTTCTTGTAGTCTGTTTTCAACTTCATACAAACAGTTAGTGAGTTCTACATTTTCTTCTTCCAATCTTTTGATATCAAGAAGAAGAGCATTATACTTTTCTTCCAAATCAATAATTTTATCAAAAAGTGTCATATCAGTTGTTGGAATCTGATAAGGTTTTAAAAAATCATCAATCCATCTAAACATTAGATTACTCCTATTTCCTTAAGATATGCTTGATATCTCATAAATCCACCAAGTCTTACTGGTCTCCCTAAACTGTTGCAACATTCAACGTAACTGTTGTATTCAAACCACGGTGTTGTTGGGTCTAGTTGGGGGAATTGGTTCTTTTGTATATAGTTGTTTAATGAATTTAGAAAGTTCTGCAGTTTCGTTCCATTCCCAGATTGTTCCATTTTTTTGCGTATAAGTTCTTTTAGTCATATTTTTAAATGTTTATAAACTTCAATAAAATTTGCTTGTCCTTTATATAATAACCCACCAATTACAAGTAGGTCAAGAAAAATCATAAACCCCAAAGAAAATAAAAGATATAATTTATCTTTAGAGTTTTCCACTTACTTCCCCTTCATAAAATTTGGATTCAGAGAAACCTTCCTGCCGTCCTTTAAGATAAAAACGGGTTGCTGATACACATTGCTCTTCAGTGAGAGATGTGATAAGTCCGTTGCCTTCTTTGTCGGTAGAATACCAGAGTCCATATTTTTTTTCTTGAACATAAAAGCAATCATCATAAAGTTGTCCCACTTTTAACTCCATCAATTTGAATATAAATTGTAGTATTATCGTTCCAATGCCTAATCGCATTGGCACATATGAATATGTTAGTAATAAAATAAGTTGCAAATAGAATTGTTCTAATAATTGCAACTTTATCTGCTTCCTTATTGTTTTTTCCTACTTTTTCTCCCAGTGCCTTGCACCATAGTCTCCACATCTGTTCCAGGTTTAATGAATAGTTGATAATCTGTTTTTTTGAACTTGGATTTAACAATATACTTTTCGGCATAATGCATACTTTGAAAGTAACACTTTTTAGTGTCCTTCAATTCCTTTCCATCTTTATGTATAACAAGAATAGGAAATTGTGCGTGAGGGAACTCAATCGTTTCTGGTTTCTTTTTCATTTGGTTTCGTATTCCTGAATTGTTTCTTTTTCTGCAAACTCTTTCATAAGTTCCTCTGCCAGTTTCATTGATTTCCTATACATAAACCATTTTACTATTGGATTGCGTGGATTGTGAAGCAACCACCATTTTTGTTTTTCGTATTGAAATTTCAGTATCTTAGAAATTAATGTAATTGCATATGCAACACTATTATCTATTACAATCAAATATGCAACAAACACAAAAATACCAAACCAAAAATAATAGGAAGTCATTTCTTTAATGAATAAAGATACTCTATAAGATTTATCTTCAATTCTTCCAATTCATATTCACAACCAAGTTTTTTTACTGTTGTGCGAACTTCAACATTTTTTGTATGAAGGTCCTCAAGCATTAAATCAATTGCTTGGTTTTTTGATTGGTTTGGCATTTTTGTTTTCTTTTATAATGACTGGGCAAGATGGAACAATTTTTTTTATTTCTTCAATAATTTCTACTTTTTGTTGATTATTTAAACCAACTACCTGTATTACATTATTAACCAATTGAATTGCTTGCGAACAAGATATAATGGTTGTTGAAAGCACCAGAGCAACCATATTCATACTCCTAATTCTATAGGTATTTAATCTACAAATCCAAAACTACAATCACTAGTGTCTACTATTTTCCAATCCAAATCAAGTCCATCAAGATAATCAATTAGTTCCTCTTCATTCTCAGGAAGAATCTCATCTTCATCAAATATAAAAGATGATTCGCAAAGAGCAGGACCATATTCTGGTGGATCATAAAGAGTGGATGGATAAACCTGAACCATATCTTCTAAAACAGCACGAACATAAACAGAATTTTTGTTCTGTTGAAAAGTTTCAATTAAACTAATCATTTTCTTTTGCGATTTTCTTTTTGAATGAATTTTTTTGCAGTTTCTAATGTATTGTGCATACAGATCTGTTCACCATTGTATATGGAAATATATCTATTCCCATACGGAACTGCTGCCCACATCCTATCAGCACTGATGTATCCGTCAGTATTCATCATCTGGACCAGTCATCAAAATCAACATCTGGATGAAGATACTCAATGTAGTCTTCACAATCAACCCCAAGGTATTTTGCAAATTCTTCCAAGTCTTCACGTTTATAAAAATCCACGAGTTCCTGAGTGTTTTGCATCATTTTTTTCCTGTGATCAGTAACCATATTTTGAAATCATTTGGTCCATTCTATCTTCTCTATATTCTTCCTCTTGATTGTCTTCATCATAACTTTCTTGAAGATCTTCGTAGATCATATCTGCGTTTTTATCCAGAAAAAGTTGGGTCATAGGAAAGAAAATGCAAGGTTGTTCTATATATCGCAGAAAAGGGAATCATCCCTCTTCTGTGTTGTTTTGTTGAAACTCTGCGTCAATTTTGTCGTAGAGTTCTACAAAAGTGGATTTGGTTTCATCATCAAAACGATTCAGACAAACCTTAAGTGCCTTGTCTTTCTTACCGAAGATAGAATATGCCTTGATGATATGAACCAGACGACGAGTGCTGATGACTTCATCAATACCACCATCATTGAAGGTCTTACGAATAATCTCAGACCAAGTGCAAAGGTGCTTAACGAAATCAGTGTGCTCACCAATCATAGGAATATTAAGAGACTCTGCCACTTTCGTCAAGATTTTAGTCTCAATAGTAATGGTAGGATACTCTTGCTCAAAGGTAATTGGGAATCGTTCCAGGAATGCCTCGTTAAGAACATTCGTGCCAATGAAACGACCGTCATCACTACCCTTACCTTTAGTGTTTGCAGTTGCAATCACATTGAAACCTGCCTTGGGAGAAACGTGCTTACCAATTTTCTTAAGGAATACACCTTTACCCTCAAGCACCGATTGCAGGCACATAATCTTGTTAGATGCCAAGTCAATCTCATCCAAGAGTAGAATAGCACCACGTTCCATTGCTTCTACCACAGGGCCATTATGCCATACAGTTTCTCCATTCACCAGACGGAAACCACCAAGCAAATCATCAGAGTCAGTCTCAATCGTGATATTAACACGAATGAGTTCTCTTTTCAGTTGAGCACAAGATTGCTCAATGCTAAAAGTTTTACCATTACCAGAGAGACCAGTGATGAACACAGGATAAAAAATCCCAGATTGAACAACTTTTTTAACATCAGTAAAGTTGCCAAAAGATACAAAAGTATTGTCCTTTTCTGGAATAAGGTTTTGCTTTACACTTTCCACGGTAGAAATTGGATTCACAGATGGTGCTTTGTAAGTTTCTTCAAGTTCATCAATTTTTTCTTGAGTAATTTCAAGATTCCACTTCCCCCTAGAAACTTTAAAGTCAGTAAGTTTCTTGGAAAGAGTTGCATAACTGATCTCAAGTTCATCAGCAACAGCACGAACTGCTTCTGCTCCAAATTCTGTGCCGTATTTTGACTTCAGCAGTTCGATTGCGGTTTCCATAATAAGTTGGTCTGTCTTGACTACCCTTACAGTATAGGGCATTTTCGGTCTCCCGTCTCGTGTCTGTGGACGGTTCATAGAGTGTCCTCAAATATCCTAATCCTTTTTGAAGTATCTATTCCTCTTGCTCTTTGATATTTTGTTAAATTTCCTGGATTAGAAATGAATCCCGTTTCCATACATTTCCATTTCTGTGAGCAAGACATTTTACCACCGACTTTACCATTTTCACTAAGATTTTCTTTTGTTAAAGAAAAAATCCCTAGTTTATTTCTTTTAACACTCTCTCCACCTCTTTTCCCATTTAATTTATTAATTTCACTCTTCTCTTTGTCGGTTAATCCGTGTATTCCTTTCCCCAACTCTCTTAGTTTTATTCCACCTTTTTTACCATCCTCAATTATTTTATCCTTTGTCCTTCCGTGTATACCAACTCCATTCTTTTTATTCTTTAATCCAGATTTCCTTCCAGTTTCTCTGTTTACTCTTAAAGATACTCTTGGACCACAACTTTCATTAAGACACCATTTATCTGCATTATAAAATAATTTAATTAATCTATCTTCAACTAAATTTGCCACTATCCACCCATTATCACTAAACTCAAATATCTCTAATATTTGTTTCTTTGGAGTATACAGTTCCCAACACCATTTATTTGTTTTCGGTGAACCCCAATACTCTTCATTAAAATATTTTTCCTTATGAACTCCATAATAGTAATATGGAACTTCTTCAAAGGTAATTTTATACGTATAAATCCTTGGACTTTGTGAAGTCATAGTTCTGCTTTATGTTGTGTCGCAATAGTATTTATAAAAGAAAAGGTGCCCGAAAGCACCTAATCTTTGCTATGGTTGCGACACACATAAGCATCATTATTTATTCAACCAACAATACCTTCTCTCCACTCTTCACTCATATGAACCATAATACGTTCTGCTGCTTCTGGTGTTTCAGCATATCCTTCATCAAGTAAGTGTGAGAGGATGATGTCGTAGATGTCTACTTGTTCTTTTTTAAGTTTTGATTTTGCCTTTGCTGCTTTCTTACTATGAGTATCAGCAACATTTATCATTCTATTGCTTCTTTCTTTATTTCTTTCTGCGCGTTTGTGCGCTCTTAATGCCCGATTATGACTCATAAAAGCAGTTGTGTCTGCTGTTTCTGCATCTGCTCTCGTATCTGCTTCTCTTTCTGCCCTATATTCAACTTTTCTCATCATTTTGCCGACAGGAAGTTTTTTATAAGACATTTCACTCAACTCATTATTATTACTAACGACTTCCAAATATGCTTCTTGAAGACTACGAAAATCTTGTGCGTCCATCTTGCGAATCCTTTTTAGTTATTTATAAAAGGGGAGCAATAAATACTCCCCCAGGTGGTCAGGCAATAAGACCAATAAAAGAACTCAAAAGTTTTTTGTTAGTCTTTTTCTTACCCAACATCTTCACAAATGCTGTTTTGATTTGTGCTTTGGAAGCATCTTCAGGAACAGAGAACTCTTCATCTTGAGACAAAGAAGTAGAAGCAATCACATTGAATTGGTCAAACCCAGTGTTCTTGAATTGAACACAACCTTCCTTACGATAATCAGTTTTGATTTTTTCGTATTCCGAAGACTGACCCCCACCATACCAACGATAACAGTTTGAAAAATCACGACTAGGGGTGATACGGAAGTTAATCACATTCACCATAGGGAACTTATCTTTGACTGTCTGAAGAAGAACTTTGGCATACAAAGGGAAGTTATCGTAATTCAAAGGTTGATAGATTCTACCAGTCTTACGGTCACGAATTGAAGTCCGAGAGTGTTTGGTATGACCAATTCTGGTTGTACCATCTCCAAGTTTTCTTTCAGTTGTCACTGAATTCTGATACCCCTCACCATCAGTCAGAAAGATGACATTTACCTTCTGTAGTTTATTCTTTGCCTGGAAATCAGGAATCAAAGAGTGTAGTGCCATCAGAGATTCACCAATAGGAGAACCAGAAAGGTCAAGATGACGAGGAACAGAACCCATTTTCTTTTGAAAGAAGTAACAAGCAACCCAAATATTCTTGAGTTGTTCTTCAAGAACACGACTATTTGTTTTGCTGGTGAAGAAGTTCATCAAACGGAAAGAATTCTCAGGTGATAGAACATTTGCAACCCTTTCATAGACAGGAGGATGATTTGGTTGAAGTTCTGCATAAGAATGACAATCAAGAGTAAAAGCATAAACCTCAAAAGGAATATTCACCTTACGGCAGAACCAAATGAGATTTAGAAGTTGCTTGTATGCATCCAGAATGAATTCACCCATTGAACCAGACCAGTCAAGAATGAAGATAAGACCGTGATTCTTACCATCAGGGACTACAGAAACTTTCTTAAACAGGTCTTCGTTAAACTTGTAAGTATGAAGTTTCTGCGTATCAAGAACACCAGTTCTAGCAACACTAGAACGAGCATACTGGTCAGCAGACTTCTTGCACTCAAACTCCTTTACCAGATAAGAAACTTCTTTTTCTGCTGATTTCTTGTAGGTATTGTATTCATTACAAGCAACCTTGAATGATTCTGCAACGTAAGTTCCTTTCATCTCATAGTATTCCTTTGCCTTGCGGTGAATGAATTCATTAGGAATTACCATTGTCTCAAGATTCATCTTGGGAAGTTCCACATAATGAGTCTCCTGGGCATATTTGTCCACAAGGTCTTGAGACTTTTCATCAAAAGAACGAGATGTCTTGGACTTCAGTTCATCTTGATTATTTTTATTGTGCTCATTACTTGCTTCTTGACCAAGACCACCACCATCTGGTGCTTCCATAGACTTACTCATCTCATCACCAAGAGATTCTTCATCACTTTGAGATTGACCCTGTGAGTCTTGCTGAAGATTAGTTTTATTCTGACCATCCTCATTCTCTCCATCCTCAGAAGAAGAGTTTTGTTGAGGAGTTTCTACTTCTTCACCACCAGGACCAGACATTTCATCTCCACCACCTTGAGTAGGCATAGAGTCCACCTTTTGACGTTTGTATTGAACAAACTCCGTGATTTCACGAGCAAGTTGCAGCACTTCATCAAACGTTTCGGTCTGAATTGCACGAGTCAGAAACTCATTCTCTTCATCAGAGAAAGCAATGTTGTGAAATGCACCAATCTTGAAGTAAAGATTGATTCGGTCAATGAAAGTTAGTTCATCCAGGTTCTCTTCCTTGGTAGAAAAGAAGTCATCAGAATTCAGTTCATTATAACCATTATAAAAGGTGCGAGAAAGACCAGGATACTTTTTCTTCATCAGACGTTCCACACGAACATCCTCAAGAACGTTCACAAAATCCTTAGGAACTTCAGGATATTCTACAGTCCAGTCAATATTATCTGTAAACAATGCGTGCCCCACTTCGTGACCAACCAGAAGGTCATAGACAGTCGCAGATGCTTTATCCCAAGTGGGGAGAGTTAGGACACGACGGTCCACATCAAACATTGCAGTAGAAACTTTCTTATGTTCAATAATGAGGTTCTCAGTTGCCAGACATTTGGCAAGAGAACCTTTGACTTCTAGGTTTACGGGCATCTGGTTTGCTTTTGAACTCCGTTCATCATAACAGAAAAAAAGGGGTCAGAGACCCCCGTTGTTCCACCTTGAAATCCGTCCCCACCACAGGACGGGTCTTGCAACTCAAAGATACAAAGTTGCGAAGACCTTTTTATCATACATCAACAACTTTTGAGTGTCAAGTGTTGACAAGACATAAAAATCTAACTAAAATCACTCTGTTAGGTTTGAAGATAAATTATAACTTTAAATCATTTAAAGATAATTCTTTCCCTTTTATTTTCCACCAATAACGAACATAATTTGAAGAGTCAATTTGAGTTCCTTTATGAGTTGATTGAATAAAATGTGGGTAAAAAGTTGAAGCAAAATTTATATTTTCATAAAATAAGGGAATTGTATATGCATTTTTAACTGCAGGAGAAAACAAAATAGTTTCTATATAAGGAATTGTTTCCTCATTATATTCAACTTTTAAAAAATATTTTTCATTATTAAAATATAAATCTATTAATTTTTTAGCATAAGTTTTTTTAATTAAATAACTTCCTGCAGACCAATTTATATCCCAATTTCTATGATTCAATTTCATATCACTTTCTTGAATCTCTGATTTAATTAATGATAATTGAATTACATTCCAATCTTTTGGTAATTCTTTAGCAAATTCTTGCCAATTGAAATTCCAATAATTTATAGATTCTATTGCCATATCATCTTCAAAAAAGATTGCATAATCAGAATCTGAATTATAATACCACTCTGATATTGCTTTTAAATGGGAAATTGTAGCAGCAATTGCACCAGAATCCATAGACTCAAAATGAAGACCATCAACAATATCGGGTTTATTCCTATAATCTTCTTTCCTACCATCATATGCTTCAATCATTTTTACATTTTCAATTCCATTTAAAATAAATTGATTTTCAAATGATTGTTGTCTGTCGGTAGAATCACTTAAAGAAATATAATAAACTGGGGGAAAATTTATTAATTTTTCGTTCATTATCAATCCTCCGTATCAAAGAAGAACATTTGCCATAGTCTTGCATTTTCCTTATTAGTTCCAAAGTATTCTGAAGCAGAATGAATACAACTTGCATCAAAAATTACAAGACGATTATATACATTTCCAAATACATCTACAGGTTCAAATGGTGTTCTGTCTAAATGACAATCTCCTGGGGTATTAGCCCAATATTCATCCCATCCTTGGTCATAATAAGTTCTTGCTCTATTTTTCTTATCAGCATATAATGTAGTTCCACATTGAAATGGAGCATTGGGTGTGAGATAAATCATACCTCCCCATCTTTGACTATCACAGTGATAGACTAATCTTTCCCCAGACCAACAGATTTGGAATCTTCCATTCATTCCGTGTTCTTCCCACTTTGTGATTTTTTTACCCATCACAGATTCAAATGCTTCTTTTAATCCGGGAAATAAAAATTGATTAAATGTTCTTCTTCCAACAAATCCAGTAATTACACTTTCATCTCCAAATTCTTGTTCCAAAGCAAATTTACGAATCTCATCAGGGTTATTATAAAAATTATCTACAATCCAAGAAGTTGATTTTTTATATTCATTAATAGAAAAACAAGATTTATCTTTTTTTTGTTTAAAAGTTAGTCGTTCTTCATAATCTTTTAGTAAAAAATTATTTGCTTCTTCTGATATGAGATTAAAATTATTCTTTTGCATAAAATCTACAATTTCTTCTTTAGAACTTGAATTTTTATACAAAGGTTTAATCTGAACTTCCAACTCTATAGTATCAACTTTATCAATCATTTTACCAAGAGATTTAATTACATTTAAATCATTTCCTTGTGTATCTATTTTGAGAAAATCTATATGTTCAATGCAATTTTCTTGCATAAAAGTATCAATCCTTTTCGTTTGGACATCAATTATTGATACGATATTATCAAAACCTGGATCAAACTCTTGACATTTTTTTGCAAATTCTCCTTCTTTATCAATTTCTAAAAATGAAGAATAACCATAATTGTCATGATACTTTAGAGATTTTACTCCATCTTCATCAGATATTGCCATCTCATAAAATTCAATTCTTGGATCATTTTTATGATTTTCAACAAGAATATTAAATACATGAGGAGCTGGTTCAAATGCATAGATTTTATCAAACCCATCAAATTTAGAGATTGTTTCACCAACACATGCTCCAACATCAAAACCTATTTTTTTTCTTATTGTATTTGGTTCCACGACTTCTTCATTATTACTGACCTTCAAATCTTTATTTTCAAGAGTATATTTTTCTAAAATTGCATTATCAACGTTTATTACTTCCTTGGAGTATTTTGCACTTTCTTGCTTAAAAAAAGTAAATAATTTTTCATTAACAAGATTTTTATAATCACTGTTCATCACATTCCAATATTCATCTTTAAGTAACTGAAAAAGTTTTTTACTTTCTTCACCTCTTCCCCACCACCAGGAGGCAAGTGCTTTTTGGTAAATAAGTGCGTACTTTCCTTGATATTCTGGCAAATCTATTGATTCAACCTCATTTTCATAACATTTCAATCCAAAGTCTGCATACAAATAACATTGGTCCCATTCTTCTTTTCTTTCATAAAACAAAGAAAGAAAATAGTATGCCTCTGGTCTTTCTGTCAGAAAAGATAAAGCAGCATGAATTAATAATTTTTCAGTTGCATCTCGTTTTCCTTGACTTTTATAGCAAACGGAAGAACGAAGAAGTGAAGTATATGCAAAATTTTTATTCTCTGTCCTTTCTGCTGCTCTAAAATAATAAACGTGTGCTGATGCGGTATGATTTTGCTTCTCATACCACTGAGCTAGTTTATAATTTTTTTCAGGATTTTCTGTATCCAAACAAAAATCAATTAGTTCATTCATTGATAAAATCCTCCAGAAAAGACTCAGAAATTTTTAAAATATATGCAGCATTATCTGATGCACCAAATGTAATTAGGTAATCATTTTTATATTTTGTCAAACCACAGCAAAATTCTATTTTCATGTTTAAGAAAGAAAATAATTTAGAAAATTTTTGTTCTGTAAAATCATGATTCCAATATACAAATCTATGCCTATATGTTCCGTTCTTCCTACCTTGAACCGAATCATATAAATCAGTTTCGTGAATTATCGTTAAATATCCATCTTTGTATTTAATAACTTGAGAACCACCTCTCATATCATTATATCCAGGAACATAAGAAGTAGTTTCTTGGACTATTGTTTCACCTCCATTTGGGTCAAATTTCATAATACAAGTTGGATTCGTCCACTTAATTAAATGAAATGGTTTTCCTTCTATTGGAGTGCAATTTTTCATACAATATTCATCGTCTGGTGGTGGTCCTGGAATTCGGTATCTTGATACCTCCCTTACAGATTCATCATCAAATTCAAGTTCGCACATTTCCATTCTCCCAACACCATTAGGTGTTGTGTCTCTTCTGACACCACATAAGTAAATTTTATCTTCCCAATTTACCAAACGACCATCTTCAAGACCAACAAATTCCCAAAGTTCTTGATCTGGAAATTTGGAAGTATCTACTTTTGAATAGTATTCTACATTTAAATCATCATCTAGTTGTGCAATATAATTCCAAGTTCTAAGATGCATATCATCTTCAGGGTGAACATATGTTAAGGGACCCCAGATATGCTCAAACCTATCCAATTCCGAATGATATAAAGTATAATTAACATTTCTAATATTAACTATTATTTTTTCATTTAAAATTAAAATAGAAGGATTATTTAAAGAAGGACCAGTAAAATCCTTTGAATCAAATATTAAAGGTTTTATTATCCCACCATTTTCTAGTGCGAGTTTAACAAAGTTATTCATAAAATTCAATAAATTTTTACTTCTTGATAATCAGAATTGCAAAGAATATTAATTTCTCTTTTAATTCTTGCTCGTTCATCATTCTTTATATATACACCTCTCGCAAGTTCAATAAATTCATCATCAAACTCCTGAAGTTTTTCTTTTTCTCTTATCTTATCTTCAATTTTCCAAAGTTTTTCATTTACTTTTTTTAATTGAACTTCATAATCTAAAGTATATTGTGTGAGAGTTGATTTAATTTGATTCAATTCATTCAACTCTTTACTTACATACTTATCATTTGTAAATAATGACTTAATCTCAAGAATAGTAATCTTATCAATTAGTTCCCCCACAGAAACGGGAATCATTATTTTCATAGTGAAAAATTATTTTTGATTTGTTCTAAGATAACTGGATTTTTACAAACCACTCCAAGACCATAACAATGAGTAAATGTGAATTTGGGTAAGTCTACTTCATCAAAAAACTTTTTAACACCATATTCATTACCAAAAGCATTTTCTATACAAGTATCGTGAAGTAAAATAATTCCATCATCAGAAACAAACTTACTCCAAGTTTCAAAATCATTTTTAACATCTTCGTAATGGTGACTTCCATCAATGTGAAGAATATCAATTTTTTTATCCCAAGTTTTTGCTATTTCATCAAAAGTTCCTTCAATGAAAGTCATATAATCTTGAAGATGGAGTTTTTCTCTCTTCATAGTAACAAAATTATACTTCAATCTTTGGTCATCAATTCCAATATAGTCATCTCCAACAAAATTATCAATTCCATAAACATGACCAATTCTTGGAAGTGCAAATGAGAATGTGGAATATCCATAATCAACACCAAGATCAACAACAACCTTTGGATTTAAGAATCTCACCAACCATTCCGCAAAATTTCTATGTCCTGCCCAAGCAGTTGCTGGGATGTCATCAAGATTAGTAAGAAAAAGTCTATCAATTGCATCAGTTCTTTCTTTAAGTGATTTTGTCTCTTCAGCAAATGCAGAGGCAAAAACAATAATATTTGGATTTCTTACAAGGTTTCCAATTTCAAGAAGATGAGTAAATGCTTTACCCATATAATTTCCACCAATATTCATTGCTTCACTTACTGCATGAAATGCATAATTTGATGCCATTGTTATATTTTTTAATTGAAGTAAAGCAACACTAGTCATAATAAACACATCAATCCTCATAGGATCAAAGTATGCTTTAGAAATATTAAGATATTCTTGACCAAGTTCTAGTGCTTTTTGGAAATTTTTAACTTCAAAATAATGCTTAAAAATAAACCAAAGATAATAAGTATTTTCTAGATTTTTTTGATATTCTCTTTCACAAATTGAAAGATAAAAAAGTTGCTTGTCTATACTTGGTTGGATATTTTTTATGATTTTTATTGTAGTATCTACACTTGACTCATTTAAAAAATCTTCTGTTGGGAGAAACATAGGTGTTTCATGAACAGCATTAGTCCAAGTATAATTTTTAGTTCTATGAAATCTAACATGAGATACTTGTCCCAAAGTTGGTTCTTGGTCTTCTACTTTATCATATCTTTGATGCTTAAATGATGTAAATTCTCCAGAGATTACATGAAGACCTTCTGAAAAGTATTCATCCAAGTCTTCATTGAAGTCAAGAGAAAATGCCCAATCAGTTTCCACATAAGATAATGCTTGATTTCTTGCAACTGAAAAATCAAACTCATCTCTTGTTTGTGGATGCTCATAGACTTTAATGCCAGCATCTTTGAGTAGTTGGATTGTATTGTCTGTGCTTCCAGTATCAACTACAACTACATCATCAAATTTCTTTGAAGTTTCAATAAATTTTGAAACATTTTTTTCTTCGTTCTTTGCAATTGCGTATAGTGTAACTTTCATTTTACTTTCTCCCAAGCATCGTCATAATTGTGTAAAGAATTTGTTTTTTTATATCCAAGATTTTTAAATATACTTTCTATTTCATCTTTATTATTTCCTAAATGTAATTTTTCATATTCAATTCTTTGAATATTATACTTATCCCATTCTGTAGTTAATAAAATTTCAGAATCAATTCCTTCAATATCTAACAATAACCAATCCAAATCTTTGATTTGATATCTTTCAAATAAATCATCTAAAGTTACACAAGGAACTTCAAAATATTTAATTCCTTCAGTTGGATAGTAAATTTCAATATGAGATTTATTACAAGAGGCAACATGGTACATGGGACCATCATTTTGATGATAATAAAGTTTTAATGTATTCTCTTGATATGAAGGAATTTTGATTGCAATATTTTCTGTTATAACATTTTTATATTGAGAATAACAATTCTTTAGATTGCCAATATGAAGTGGGTTTGCTTCCACGAAAAGACCAAATTCCAATTCCTTATGATTTTTTTTAAGATAATCTGATAAATCATCATCACCTTTATTTGATCCAATCTGAATCACTTTCATAGATAATTTTCCCAATCAATACAAGGTGATAAAAATTCAGAATGACAATGTGTAGAATAACCAGGAATACTTGAGATTAAATTTCTTCCTCTCTTATGTAGTTCTAAAAATTTACCGTGATCTGCAGAAGGTTCAAAACCAGTTGAGAAATGTTTATGGATCTCTTTGTCTTCTTTGAGAGTCTTAAACTTAACTGCAAAGGTATTTGTAGTAGAAGGAGTGGGCATCCAATGAGAGTATTTCGTCGCAAGAACTTTGGTCATAAAGTCCATATACATCTCCTGATACTTGTCTCCGTGGTCATACAAGGTCACATACTGAACAGGAAGAGTAAATCCATCTATGAGAGCAATATCCCATTCTGGACGATGTACATAGTCATCCTCAAGAAAATAGATGATTGTGTTATCATCAAAGTCTTGTGAAAGAATATACTCTAGTGTCTTACAAAAACTAGAACTTTCCTTTCCACAATTAATCTTTACTACACTCTCATCTTTGAGAAAAGTATCTTCTTGCTTTCCATAACATTCATCAAAGATGATTGTACAATTAGTAGTTTCTGGATTCAGAGTATTCTTAAAGTTTTGGAATACCTTTTCTTTGTCCCACCAGTCTGGACGATTTTCTCCCGAAAGATTAACTTTGGATGTGTAGCAATGTCTTAGAAATACTTCAATTTGTTTCTTCATAAATCAAATTTGGAATAAATTTTTACATTTTCTTTCCCTATTATATCAATAGGATTTTGTGAGATTTTAGAAAGATTTGGACGAATATCGTGAAGACCTTTAAGACCCCATTCTTCATCTTTTTGTTCTCCACAAGCATTTTCAATATTATGAAAAGTATTTGTATGAGATGGAATTTCTAAGAACTCATAAACTTTATTAAGTTCTTCTTCTGGATTTTCTACAAGATTATTATATTCTACTAAATGAACCCACTCTGGATATTTAGTGATGCCATAAATCATAGATTCGTATGAAGGGGCAACATAATATCTCCAAATATATTCAGCACGATTATTGTTTGTGATTGGAAGATTGTCTTTTCTTAAATGTTCATCAATAAAATTATTATGATGCTTTGACCTTTCTATTAGAGAAATGTAAGATGTGAGAACTTCTGGAATAGAACGATATGTTGCTATAATTTTAGGTTTGTTGGAAAGAAACATTTGAACCGTATCAAGATTCTTTCCCCAAAATCTATGTTTATCTAAAATAATAGGTTTTGGAATATGATTGTAAAAGTTAGCAAGAACTGATGAATAAACATTGTAAGATACTTCTTTTCGGTCAAATGTAAATTGAATATCTACTTCGTTGAATATTTTTTCAATACCAGAAACTACATCACCCAATGGAGAAGTGGGAGATACATAAATCTCTGGATGTTGATTAAGAAGTGACCCAAGTAATGTAGAACCACTTCTTGGAAGTCCTCCAAGAAAATACAATGTCTTCATAGTTTATTGCTTTCTTATTATGTATTATATCACAGAATCTATGTATGTTGTTGCTCTTGTGTTTGAATATCCACAAGATACCTCTTTCCAGATTGTTCCTCCAGCAAATGTTGTGACTGGAGTTAATCTATTAGTCGTATCATTTACTCCGAGTTGTGCCCCCGAGGTATTGCTGCCCCAAGTCCATAAAGTTCCATCAGTTTTGATTGCTGCATTAAAAGCACCACCGCAAGCAACTTGTTTCCAGTTAGTTCCTCCTGCAAATGTTGTAACGGGAGTAAGACTTTGAGTTGTTGTGTTATTTCCCAATTCTCCAAAAGTATTAGGACCCCATCCCCATAAAGTTCCATCAGTTTTAACTGCTGTACAATATACATGGCCAACATCCACTTGTTTCCAGTTAGTTCCTCCTGCAAATGTTGTAACGGGAGTAAGACTTTGAGTTGTTGTGTTATTTCCCAATCTTCCAAAAGTATTATATCCCCAAGACCATAAAGTTCCATCAGTTTTTACTGCTGCTGTATGAGTAGCACGGACACTTACTTGTTTCCAGTTAGTTCCTCCTGCAAATGTTGTAACTGGAGTGGATTTATTAATCAAATCATTAGTTCCAATCCTTCCACTATTATCAGCAGCACCCCAAGACCATAAAGTTCCATCAGTTTTAATTGCTGCAGTGTAATTAGCGCCACAAGAAACTTGTTTCCAATTTGTTCCACCAGCAAATGTTGTAACTGGTGTAGATCTATTAGTTGTTGCGTTAATCCCGAGTTGCACCAGAGCATTGTTTCCCCATACCCATAAAGTCCCATCAGTTTTAATTGCCGCACAATGACTATATCCCGTACTTACTTGTTTCCAGTCAGTTCCTCCTACAAATGTGGTGACTGGAGTGGATGCATTTGTTGTACTATTAGTTCCCAATTGTGCTGTAGCATTATTTCCCCAAATCCATAGAGTACCATCAGTTTTTATTGCTGCCGTATTTCCACTTCGAGAACTTATTTGTTTCCAATTTGCTCCTCCAGTAAGTGTGGTAACTGGAGTAGATTTATTGATAATATCATTAGTTCCTAGTTGAGCATTAGCATTTGACCCCCAAACAAACAAATTTCCTTCCCTAAAAAAATCAGCAGGAATAAAAACATCATCAAAAGAATATGCTACTCCATTTTCTGTAAAGTTATAAAATGTTGGCATTTTTAGGAGTGCTAAAGTTCTACAAAAATGATTGGAGTGTTCATTTTTTCACTCCAATTTATAAGATATTTCTTAACTTCATTATTTAATTCTTTAGTATTTATTGGTAAAATTCGGAGATATTGTCCATTTTGATTTTTTTCAACAGAAACTAATACATTACATTTATCTGGTCTCATTTCTTCTGGAAGTAAATGCTGACTCCAAGCACATTGATAGTTCCTACAAGGTTCTGGTCGTGCCTTATGAACTCCACATCCATCACATTCCAAAAACTTACAAGACTTTCCTGCACCAAATTCCCAAGCAAAAGCATCACCAATTAACCAAGAACAGCAAGCAGTACATTCACCACATTCACGAAACATAATCATCCTCCTTGAAATAGTAAGAATAATTATTAAAGTTAAAAGGATCGGAATCAAATTCTGAATTATTGTATAGTGTTTTTGGATAGCAAGTATCACTATCACCAATCCATCTTTCTTTTTCCATTCTACAATCAGAATCCATATATCTTGATTTGATTGTGTTTATATAGGAAGCATTTGCCCACCAAAAGTTCCCCATATATGCATAAGTCTTATCATTTTCTATCAAAGAACCATCTGCACAAATACTTGGTCCAATCGTCCCTAAATGACATCCGACACAAGTATATTGATCAAGATATTTTACACATTCCTTCCATTTATCAATCACAAAATATTCCATCATCAGTCTCCAAGATTGAACGCAGAGTTCATTTTTTGTTGCTCCTTTAGTATGAAAATAAAGAACTTTATAGTCTTGATTTTCCTTACAGAATTTTTTTAAGTCAAGTAGTGTTTGCTTTTCTGTTGTCCAATGTTCCTTTGGATTGTAAGTTACTTTTACTTTTTCAGAAACATTAAACAACTCTTGGTCTCCATTGACTCCAAAATGAATATGACTTGCCACATTCATAAGACCAGAAGCATATAATCTATGAACCTGTTGTTGATAGATAAAAGCACCTAAACCTGTTTGTCCTATGTGATAAAAAATTGCTATTTTCACGTATGATATGTTCCCCCATTTTCACCACTCATTCCTTTGATTAAAGTCAGACCAAGATTGGGAATACTAATGATATTTTTTTTATTGATAAAACGATAAAGTGAATGCTCCACATCAGTACCAGCAGTATATTGTATCATTTTTTCCATATAAAAAAATGCTTTCTCAAGTGCTTCCACTGCTTCATTAAATAAAATTCTATCAAAAGACCATAAACCTGTAATCATCATACCTTTAGCACCATAAAGATATGCATAGACATTCTCAAGACTTTTTTCATTCAAATTCTGTTCTTCTTCTGAAAGATAATCATATTTCTTAATTACATAATGACCTTCTAAAAATTTACTTTGATAATCTTCAATATTGAAATCACCATTTAGTAAATATCTTCCAGTTAATTTGAAAACTCTTTGACTATCATTGAAGAGATTGTGCTCTTTAATTTCATAAAGTGCATTCAATAAACCTCTAGTTTCCAATAATGATTTTCCATAGGTAATCAATTCTGGTCTTTTTTCAATGTTTTCATAAATTTGCTGAATGACTGGTTCCGAATAAAACTCTAAAAACAAGTCACATTTTTCTTCAAGTATATCCCTTTGTTTTTGATTAATTGGTTTAGACGAACACTCAAATAAAACAACATAAGAATCTGGAACTTTATTTCTTATGCACTCAATTGTGTCTAGTGTTTGATTAAACCTTTGCTCCTCATCATATGCACTAAAATGTTCTTCTTGAAAATGTTTAAGTGCAGACCCGACTAAAAATAAAAACTTCATACTAAACCTCTTTTCCATCCCCATAGTTCTTCTTCAATCTTGTTTTCTTCACGATAAGAACCTTTTTCAATCTTATCTATCCACATTTTAAGAAGGTTAATTTTATCATCTTCAGTGATGCAAAAGTCGTGATTGAACCAATAGTTCATCTTAGCATCTTTTGGAACTAATTGATATAATGTTTCAACTTTTAATCCATACTTTGCGATATTACGACTCACCAAGTAATCATCTAAAATATGATGAGGTTCATATCCAAAGTTTTTTTCCAAATCCATAGGATTGATTTGGTCTATGAACTGCTCTGGATTTTTGTGTGGTTTCCAAGCATGACGAGTCCAGTCACTAAAAACACATAACCAAGTACAAGCAGCAATATTTCTTCCATCCCTTCTTACATAATTATTGTGTTTGAATCTGAACGGATAATAATCGTGTCTGTTAAAGATTACACAATTCTTATCATAAATTTCAGTAATGTCTGGACAATTTGGATGAATTAAAGCATCCGCATCAAGAAAAATAGTCCAATCATAGTTTGCTCCAATTTCATATAATTGAAACTTTTCCATATTTGCTGAGAGATGTGGAAATTTTCTCTCATTCATAATTACAAAATCAGCACCAATTCTCTCAGCATACTTCCTCATATAAGGATATGTAAGATTTGTGATGTCTTTGTTGTAATTAATGTCCAGTGTAACGAGTGCTTTCTTCATAATCGGTATTGAAACTGATAACTATTCTTTCTTCTGTTTCTTCTTCCGTATAGTGAATCAAATCACTTGAGAAGATGACTAACAATCCAGAATAAGGTTTGACGGATGTATCTGAAAAAATTAATGGAGTTTTTCCAGAAATATAAAATGCTCCACTAATAATACTTTCTTCATGCTTATGTGCCTTAAGTTTATTTCCTGATTGTGAAATATTAAACCAACTATTAATAAACTTTAGAGGTAAAATATCATACTTATTGCAATACAGTCTAACATATTGTTTGAGAATATTTCTCAATCCAGTCAGTTCTGGATACATTAGGATTGGCATTCCGTGATTATAAGTGGAAGTACCTTTCGTTACAAGTCCGTGCGAACTTGTTTTTGTGTGTAAAAGTGTATTTTTTAAGTATTCAAGATTAAGATAAGATAAATTATACTCCTCTATCATTTAGAAACTCCTTCAATTCAATTAAAGGTTCATTCCAAGTTCTTGGTTTCTTTTGCCTAAAGAGATGAACATTATCACCATACCACCAAGATTTTCCAGTAGAACTTGCCCAAACATAATATTCCATAATTGGAACAAAGACACATACTTCTTTACCCATAGACGCAGCAATATGTGCTACAGAGGTGCAAGAAGTAATCACCAAGTCCATTTGATTTATAATAGAGAAAGTATCGGAAAACTCTCTGTCTTTGGAATGAAATTCTTTAATGTGATTTTTGCAAGAATCAGGAACTGGAGTGTCACTCATTTGAAGTGAATAAAGTGAATATTCTGGTTTGCAAATAGCATTCCACAAATCAAAAAAATCCATACTTCTAAAGTGTGCTTGTTCAAATCCAGAACCTGAGTTCCAAAAGATTCCAATTTTATATTTGTCATCATTTTTTAAGTATGAATATTTTTTTTCTTTTTCTGGTAACGGTTTGAGGTAAGGTTCTTTTCCCAAATCATTTACAGAAAGATTGAGATAATAAGGAAGTGCAAGAGCATAAACCCATTCCGAATCTTCTGGAAATTTTGGTTTATCCCAAACTAATTCTGTTTGAAATCCGTTATAGTTAAAAATATCTTGAATGTGTTTTCTTGTAGTTGTCCAGATTGGATTCATTCCAAGTTCTTTGATGTGCTTCATGAATCTTACATGAATTATTTCATCACCAGCACCACACTGACTATCAATTACTATAGTTTTACCAGGAGTAACTTTTCCGTTCCATTTTGGAAATGGTGGAACTTGTCTGTTCTTATATGCCTCTACTTCTCCTGCCTTAAGGAAATGTTGAAGTCCTGTCTGCAAATCATCTTTTCGGAAATAATGCCCAGAAAGATTATGATATGCCTTTCTTTCTATTTCTTCTGGGAGTTTATATTTAATTAAATTGGAAAGAAGTTTTTCTGCTTTGTCTTTTTGATTGATTGCAGAATACGAAAAAGTCTCTTCAAGTAGCAATTCGGCATCTTGAGGATTTTGTGATTTAATTTTTGAAATTTGAGTAATTGCTTTTTCGGGATAATTATTTTGATTATAAGCATTAATCAAATTTTTAGATGTTATATATTTTTCTTGTGAAGATTGTGCTAATTGTAATGCCTTTTCTCCATAAACTATAGCATTTGTGAAGTCTTTGATTTCAAAAAAAATCTTTGCTACATCATCATATTGTTTGAATGTTTCTGCTCTCTTGCCAAATGCTTGGAGAACTTGTTTAGTAAGTTCTTTTTCGTCAAACGAATGTAAAGTCTTTACGACCAATTCAAGTGGATTCATTATAAGTCTATTGATTTAAAATATTTATATTATATCTGTAGATTTGATTGCTGACATATGGACTGCTACGGAGATTTGTTTCCAATTTCCTCCTCCCGCAAATGTAGTCACTGGAGTAGATGCTGTAGTTTGACTGCTATTAATTCCCAATGCTCCTCTATAATTATTGCCCCAAGTCCATAAAGTTCCATCAGTTTTAATTGCTGCCACCATTCCAATATTAATGCCACCTCCACAAGAAACTTGTTTCCAATTGTTTCCTCCTGTGAATGTAGTTACAGGTGTAGATATATATGTAGTTGTTGAATTATTTCCTATTTGACGAGTAGTATTGTTTCCCCATGCCCATAAAGTCCCATCAGTTTTGATTGCTGCAGTAAAATTAGGTCCACAGGAAACTTGTTTCCAATTAGTTCCCCCAGAAAATGTAGTCACAGGTGCGGATATGGATGTGGTGATTGAATTGTTTCCCACTTGACGATCGGAATTACTGCCCCATACCCATAAAGTTCCATCAGTTTTGATTGCTGCCGTATGAAAAGATCCACAAGAAACTTGTTTCCAAGTTGTTCCTCCAGCAAATGTTGTTACTGGAGTGGTTTTGATGGTAATAGTATCATTGATTCCAATTTGCCCATTAGTATTATTGCCCCATGCCCATAAAGTTCCGTCAGTTTTGACTGCCGCAGTATGATACCCACAAGAAACTTGTTTCCAGTTGGTTCCTCCTGCAAATGTAGTTACGGGATTAAATATAGATATTCTGGTTCCAAGTCTCCCGTCAGAATTACTTCCAAAAACAAATAATCTTTTATTAATAGTGTCATCACTCAATGCTAATGTGTGGACTTGTCCACAGGAAACTTGTTTCCAAGTTGTTCCTCCAGCAAATGTGGTAACTGGAGTTGATCTATTGCTTAGATTGTTAATACCTAGTTGCCCAGAGGTATTAGCACCCCATGCCCATAAAGTTCCGTCAGTTTTGACTGCCGCAGTATGATACCCACAAGAAACTTGTTTCCAGTTGGTCCCCCCAGCAAATGTTGTAATTGGAGTAGATGCATTTGTTGCTGTGTTGTTTCCTAATTGTACAACAGTATTACGACCCCAAGTCCATAATGTGCCATCAGTTTTTATTGCTGCTGTATGACCATCTCCACAAGAAACTTGTGACCAAGTTGTTCCTCCAGAAAATGTTGTGACTGGAGTAGATATAGTTCCAGTTATAATTGCATTTCCAAGTCGTCCATTGGCACCATTACCCCAAGTCCATAGAGTTCCATCAGTTTTGATTGCTCCTATATGACTACCTGATGAAGAACAAGAAACTTGTTTCCAGTTATTTGTATATGAAAATACCTGACCGGGTACATTATTAGCAACTGAAGATCCAAGTTGCCCTCTAATATTATTACCAAAAGAAAATAACTCTTTAGTTGTACCATCATCACGCAATGCTATGGTATGAGTATCACCAGCAGCCACTTGTTTCCAAGTTGTTCCACCGGCAAATGTGGTAACCGGAGTAGATGTAGAACTGGTAGAATTATTTCCAAGTCTTCCGTTACTTCCACTGCCCCAAGTCCATAAAGTTCCATCAGTCTTGATTGCTACTGTATGAGAAGTTCCAGACATTACTTGTTTCCAATTAGTTCCTCCAGCAAATGTGGTGACCGGAGTAGATCTATTTCCAGTTATAATTCCATTACCAAGTATCCCATTCAGAGTAGAGCCCCAAGTCCATAAAGTTCCATCTGTTTTAATTGCTGATTTATATAAACCACCACAACTTACTTGACTCCAATTAGTTCCTCCAGCAAATGTTGTGACTGGAGTACTTCTGGTACTCCCAGCAGAGATATTGATACCAGCTTCACCGTTTAAATTTGATCCCCAAGTCCATAAAGTTCCATCAGTTTTAATTGCTGCCGTAGCATTATTACCAGCAGAAACGCTCTTCCAAGAAAATCCTCCAGCAAATGTTGTGACTGGTCTACTTTTAGAAATAATACTTGCGTCACCAAGTGCTCCATATGATCCTTGTCCCCAAGTCCATAAAGAACCATCAGTTTTAATTGCTGCCGTATGAAAAGATCCACAGGAAACTTGTTTCCAAGTATTTCCTCCTGAAAATGTGGTGACTGGAGTTGATCTATTGGATATAAAATTATTTCCGAGTCTTCCCGAACCCCCATTTCCCCAAGTCCATAAAGTTCCATCAGTCTTGATTGCTGCTGTATGATAATAACCAACACTCACTTGTTTCCATGTGCTCCCTCCAGCAAATGTTGTGGTTGGTGTTGATCTTTCGGTTGTACCTGCACCAATTCCTAATTGCCCAGAAGCAGTAATACCATATGCATTATTTCCCCAAGTCCATAAAGTTCCATCAGTTTTTATTCCTGCACTATGAGTTTTTCCCCCAGCAAATGTGTAAAGTTCTTCAGCAACTCCAGTTGCAGTATCTGCCCAATCTTTACTTATAATCATAGGCAGTAGAATACTGGTTCCAAAAATTCTAGCAAGAATATTTGTCAATAAGGTTCCACTACTACCCCAAGTCCATAAAGTTCCATCAGTTTTAACTGCTGCAGAGTAATTATACCCACAAGAAACTTGTTTCCAATTAGTTCCTCCAGAAATTGTTGTGATCGGAGTTGAAGCAAAAAAACTAACAGATTGTGTATCTGATATTCCTAATCCTCCTCCTGTATTACGTCCCCAAATCCATAAAGTTCCATCAGTTTTAATCGATGCTACTTGATTATTTCCACTAGAAACTTGTTTCCATGTAGTTCCTCCGGCAAATGTGGTAACTGGAGTATCAAATGTACCACCATTAGCATTTCCAGTCAACCGATAACCCCAAGTCCATAAAGTTCCATCGGTCTTGATTGCCGAACTCATTTTATAACCACCACTTATGGTATAAAGTTCCTCAGCAACTCCAGTTGCAGTATCCGACCAATTAGTTCCACCAGAGAATGTCGTGATTGGTGTTATTGATCTTGTTAATAAATTCTCCAAAACTCCAAGACCACCTGTCATACCATAACCCCAAGTCCATAAAGTTCCATCGGTTTTAACTGCTGCTGTATAATCAGAACCACAAGAAACTTGTTTCCAATTAGTCCCTCCAGCAAATGTAGTTATTGGGGTATTTGAACTTGATGGAAAAGCATTACCAAGTCTCCCATTTCCACCATAACCCCAAGTCCATAGTGTCCCATCATTTTTGATTGCTGCGGTATGTCTACCTCCACAACTAATTTGTTTCCAAGTAGAACTACCAACAGATGTTGTAACTGGAGTGGATTTATCAGTAGTATTATCAATTCCAAGTTGACCAGCACTATTATTACCCCAAACCCATAATTCTGGAGTAAGTCCAATTTGCTGTGCAATAGAAGAATAAACACTTATTAAGTAGTCTTTGGTGACTAATTTTGTCCCCAAATCAACTCCATTACTATCCCTAAAATTAGTAGTAACTTCTAGTGACATTTTTATTTCATCCGATTGCTACTTCTTCTTTAACGATTACATTATAAATTTCATCAAGAGTTTGGCAAGCATCAATTTCTTGAAGTTTTGATAACTCCCAATCATAAGCAGATTGAACAACTCTATCAATTTCAGTAATAATATATTGAAGATTTTCTGTTGTAATTTCCAACCAAGTATTTGAGAACTTATAATTATGTAATCCAGGTGATGCTGAAAGTTTTGATGCCAATATCAATCTTTCTTCTCTTGAAGTTGCAATTTTAATTTCTGTTTCATTAATTGTAAGACTAATAATTTTATTTTCTTTTTGTTTTCTTTCTGCAGTTACTTCTTGCTTTCTTGAATATTTAACTTCTTCTATTGTTTTTTCAACTAATGGATAAGTTAGTTTGACTTTAATTGGGACATTATCTTCTTCAATAATTTCCCAATTAAAATTTCCAAGATTATAATAATTTGGATCGTATCCAGGAATTTCTTTTTCTATTAAAAGAAGGTGCGTTAATTCATCAGAAAAATGAATTGGTATGTTGGTGTAACTCTGTGTTGTTATTCTATCTTCCAATTCAAGGTCTTCCAATTCCGAATTAATCATTCGGACATTAAAACCCATCGGTCCAAGTATTAATGAATTATTATGAATTAATGCAATTTCCATCATAAGTTTTTTAAGTATTTATGAGAGGGGTAGGTCTGCTGGAATTCCTGAAGTTACTGCTGCAACAAATGGAAATCCACCGGAAGATTGTTTCCAATTAGTTCCTCCTGCTGATGTTGTCACTGGAGTAAGTCTATTGGTTGTATCGTTGACTCCTAACATTCCAACAACATTGTTTCCCCAGACCCATAAAGTACCATCAGTTTTGATTGCCGATACAACACTTCCATATGAACAATTAACTCGTTTCCAGTTAGTTCCACCTGCAAATGTAGTGACGGGAGTAGATCTATTACTTGCTGCTGCACCAGAATCATTGATTCCCAATTGCCCAACAGAATTATATCCCCAAATCCATAGAGTTCCATCAGTTTTAATTGCTGCAGGAAATTCAGCACCACAAGAAACTTGTTTCCAATTAGTCCCTCCAGCAAATGTTGTCACTGGAGTGAGTCTATCTATTGTATCATTAATTCCAAGATGTGCTCTAAGATTTGATCCCCAAATCCATAGAGTACCATCAGTTTTAATTGCTGATGCAAAAGCATATCCACAAGAAACTTCATTCCAATTAGTTCCCCCAGCAAATGTGGTGACTGGAGTAGATGCATTTAATGTGCTATTAATTCCAAGTTGACCAATGTCATTGCGACCCCAAGTCCATAAAGTACCATCAGTTTTGATTGCTCCAGTATAAAAAGTTCCACAAGAAACTTGTTTCCAATTAGTTCCTCCAGCAAATGTTGTCACTGGAGTAGTTCTATTTGTCGTTGTTCCTCCTTCATTAATTCCCAATTGTGCTTGAGAATTATTTCCCCAAATCCATAGAGTACCATCAGTTTTAATTGCTGATGAATGACCTCTTCCGCAAGAAACTTGTTTCCAGTTAGTTCCTCCTGCAAATGTTGTGATTGGAGTAAGTTTATTAGTTATTGTATTGTCTCCCAATTGCCCATTGGCATTATTCCCCCAAGTCCATAGAGTTCCATCAGTTTTGAGTGCTAATGAATGATTGTTTCCAGCACTTATTTGTGACCAATTAGTTCCTCCAGCAAATGTTGTGGATGGAGTGTTTCTTTGGGTTGTTGTATTGTCACCCAATTGTCCTACATTATTAAACCCCCAAGTCCATAATTCATCACCAATCCACTGGTCAATTAACCAATACTCACTTACAAAATAATTCTCTAAGTCTCCTTCTAGTGATAAGAATTGATTAGGCATTTATTTTTCTTTCCAATCTTTCAATTTGTACTTGCTGCTCCTTAATTGCTTCAATTAATACAGCAACAATATTTCCATAAGATACTGTTTTTAGTCCCCTCTCATTTGTAGTAACTACTTCTGGAAGTACCTTTTCAATTTCTTGAGCAATTACACCAATTGAAGGTTGATTGTGATTATCTATCCATTCATATTTTACACCTTCAATTTTTTTAACTGTCTCTAAAGCATTTTCAATTTTTCTTACATTTGTTTTTTGTGTTTGGTCAGATAGAGATGTAAAGACAGTTGCTGATAAAGTTCCAGTGCTTGGATTAAAATTAAGTTTTGTGGACGATGTGTGAATAGTTGAAGCAGTTCCTGCCGTAACAGAGAGAACTCCAACATACCAAGTTGCATTTGTAGTTGTATTATCAACGACTGTTAATGAACCACCACCACCTCCTGCGGCAGCAGGACCTTGTAATCCTTGAAGTCCCTGAGTGCCTGTACCTGTTGCTCCTTGAGTTCCCTGAGTACCTTGAGTTCCCTGAGTACCTTGAGTACCTGTACCTGTTGTTCCTTGAAGTCCCTGAAGACCTTGAGTACCTGTACCTGTTGCTCCTTGAGTTCCCTGAGTACCTTGAGTTCCCTGAGTACCTTGAGTACCTGTACCTGTTGTTCCTTGAAGTCCCTGAAGACCTTGAGTACCTGTACCTGTTGCTCCTTGAGTTC